CAACTGAGATGTTGAACATAATAATAATAATAATAAACCAGCTGCAGCAGCTGCCATTTTTATTATAAGATAACATTTTTTACGTGCGCGCAAATGTTATTATAGCTGGATCATCCTTATACCCATAATACCTGATAGAAATACCAAAAAGGTTCTTAAGGTATGAGTTTAACTCCTGGTTTATCACCCTCTTCCATTCACTCAACGTCGTTTCAAAGTATTCATAACCATCCAAAACCCTGATTCTTTCTTTCATGAATTGTTGTGTACGTATCCATTCCATACTTCTGTTAACTGTGGCGGCATCGGGTTTTTCTCTACCAGTTGTCTCAATTAAATCCACAACATAGTATCCATTCTCGTCTGATATAATGTTAGCCTGCATAGTTGGATAGTTACCGATATAAGCCTCCATATCTGCACCACTTGGAAGTGTCACAAGTATCTGACGTGCATTATTGTTTACATTCATGGCATTGTTATTCTTCAAATTGTTGGGTGTGTAAGCGGTTGGGTGTGTATGATAAGATATGTAAGAGTTTTGCATTAATATAACAACTTCTGCACTAATCGCACCTCTCAATTGAGAAGTAAGTCTCTCTGGATTGTTAAATCTCGCAGAAGTTCCATTGGCGTTAGGTCTAAATTGTATTTTACCCCCATACTCCCATCTGTTAATGGATGACTTCTTGTTTAGGTCCCTCAATTCATTAACAACCCGCCTAGGTAACCTGATGTTAATTCTATCATTAGTGACTCTACCTATTTCAACTACCATAGATAAATCACTTCTTTTAGGTGGTCTGTTAGAAGTATTGCGAGTGCTCTTCCGCTTTCTCTTCCCTAATATACTTGGACGAATTGTGTTGATATTCATCATGTTGAGAGGAATTAGACGATTCTGTCTGTTAGTCATCTTAATTTAAACATAGATTTTTAATAACATTCTAAAAACTAGGAAGGTGCTCCCTAGAGCGCATCCAAAAAGTTGTCTCATCTACAAACTCAAAAGGTCCCTCTTCCTCCTCCTTCTCCTTCTTGAGACGGCTCTCCTCGTGAATAATCTGTTTGACCAGATCAGCGAGGGTAATGTCGTTGTGGATGTCCCACATCAACTCATCGATGGTAATATCATCCTCCTCATCATCATATTCCTCCTCGTCAAGCACATGAGGGGTCTCAGAATCAATATCCATAGGTTCAGCCTCATCATGGGTGGGAACCGGTCCGTGTAGATCAGGCATGCTGCCGAACTTGATCTTCTCAGAGACGGGAGGGATGGTGAGGGATTGACCGGGTCGTGTGATAGCGTGTTGGATCTCAAAAAGCATTGTTGTTTGTTGTTTTAAAATTACAAAGATTTCTGATGACTTAGGTTTATTTTTCTACTTTCTAGCCCAAGTAACAATCTTTTTCATAGACCATGAACTGTCAATGTCACTACGAAGTCTCAACTTTTTTATTGTGTACTTCACATCACCACCAACTGGTGGAACCTGGAACTCTCCATCTTTCATTTTCAAATACTCACCATTCCGTGTACGAGTTGTCATTATGTAAGGGAAATAGGTAACAAAATAGTTCCATTGTGCACCTATACGTTTAGTCTTGGGTACATACTTATGAATCAAACCCCAAATGACACGCTTAATGTAAACGATACGATCCCTAGGATCTTTGTAACCAGGCTTTGTAAACCCAAGATCAACCATTAGGGATATGAATGATTCCACATAACAAAAGTGGTGCTGAGAAAGTTCGTCATATTGAGAAATTTCAAACATCTTCTTAATTGTCACAGGTTTGTATCTCTTCAATTCATTTTTGTATTTCTTCTTGAAATCTATTATGTTATTCATGACATCACCACCAGTTGGTTGAGGTTTACCAATTCTATTAAGTGTCTTCACCGAATAATTATTGCTGTATGCATTAACAAAATATTCCTCAAACGCGGAACCTTGGTTAGCCATTGAATCGTAAATGTAAACCTTTTTATTGTTATGATCCACACGAACCATTGCGTAGTGTCCAAAGTCTGATCCATTACCAGATGTCCATTCCATCATCATGTATTCCGTCCCCTTCTTCATAGGAAGACTTGTCATGTTACGTGTCTTGCGACAACTGAACGTTATGTTCTTACCAGTTTCCTTCTTGATACCCCTAATGATACGTTCAAAAACACCACCAGTGTGTAAGTATTTCTTAGCCATCTCCGAAGCATCTTCAATAGCCATTAAACCTCTGGCGCGAACATTAGTTTCCATCTGAGATTCAATGTAGTCATTTGTATCTATTTCAGTAGTCTCCCCCTTTATACGTAAAAGGCGATCACGGACTAGTTTATTTTTTAAAAGTTTAATTGGTGTCAAACGCATGTTATCTTACAATATTGTTCTATTTCTACTTAACTTAGGTTCTCTCGCTCAACATACTGTGAAAGTGTTCACAGAAGTTTTCAAGTTTAGGGGCAATCTGTTGAGTCCACATCTCATCATTCTTCTGAATGAGGTATGACTTACTCTCACCATTGTAAGTCTCCACCAAACGACAGAAGTCAATTCCATCCATCATGTGCATGTAGGTCTGACACTGCACCTCTTCGTAGTCCCTAACACGTTTGAATAGACCGTTTGTGCGGTTCTTAATCTCAACCAAAGTGCGAGTTCCATCCTCATTCGTTTGAACTCGGTCAACCCTTCCAACAACCTGGTAGAGGGTACCCTCAATGTTGCAGATGTCGTGTGTATAGTAGGTGTCATCCTCAGTGAGATTGGCAGCCATCTTATCAAACTTTGCAGTCTTTTCCTCATTCCTGGTCCCATGGTTAGTGGAGAGGGTCTTCCGGATATGTTCCTTCGCCTTCAACATATCTTGTGGCAGGAGACCTGAATGCTCAATCTGATGGAAGAGTTTACGCGTCTGTTGCTTCACGTCATCACTCTTCTCAGATTTGAAACTTTCAGCTTCATTGAGGATCTTCTTTGTCGTCTCCATAGAATTGAGAACGAGTAGGGCTTCTTCCTCCCTAGTTTGACCCTCAAATGTATGAGGTAGGTACTTCTTCCACAAGTCAGAAATGAGCTCAGGTTGCTTCTTAAATTGACTCTTACCAATCGCAGAAGCAACAGAAGAAGCCCCAATAATCACTTTGGGGATACCAATCTTCTTGAGTTCCCTTTCAGTCTTTCCGAGCAGGTAAGGATACACCCGACCACATGCAATGCAATCAGCGAGAGAGTTATGGGCATTCTCAAAGTCCTCTCCAAAGATCTCATTGTAAAGTACACCCAACTTGATAGGCTTCAGGAAACGTTTTTTGTACATCTGCATGGTACACACAAAGTTAAACTTATTAAGTAGAGCTTCGTTTAAACCATAGCGAATCACTTCTGAGCGAAGAACACTCATATCAAACTGTGCATTGTGTGCAACCAGTGTCGTCGTTCGGGGTCCAATAAACTTGATAAAGTCTGTGAATACTTCGGTGAATGGACGACCCTCACGTTCAGCTTTTTCTTGTGTGATACCGTGAACTTCAATAGACCTCTCGCCAATCTGGAAGTTATCCGGTTGGACAATAGCATCAAATGTATCAACGAGGCGACCCTTCGAAGAGAAGCGTGCCGCGGATAGAGAAACTGCACGACAGCCATCAAAGTTCTTTAGGGTTTCTGAGGTAACTTCAACATTACGACGACCAGTGGGGAGTCCACTGGTCTCAAAATCAAAGGCAATGTACTGCATGCAGCTCATGTTAGTTGTAAAAAGCTTAAAAACTTTATATCACTTAGGTTATAAGGATGTGCTTTCCCTTCGAATGGTTCAAGAGAACGCGAAACTTTAAGAGATTACATGAATGTTCGTGTAACATATGTGGAGCCGTTTTTGAAACTATGGAACAACTGATTACACATATGGGTAGACACAAAACCGATGAAATTAACTATTTACTCCGTCGTAATTACGGAACTGTTAGATGTAATAAATGTTTTATGGAGTTTAGAACGGTTGCTGATATGGAGGAACATCCATGTACTAGTATTATACGTGGTCTTTCCCCAATTCGGAGTCTTGAGTCTGTTTTGATTCACGAGAACTCTTAGGTCTAAACTTACACTCTGTCACACACACACATTGACCAACTAACGAATAAAATTGTTTTTTAGATGCATAACAATGTATAGGTAAATAGATATCTTTGTACATAAATCTAATCATTCTATTTTTATACACACTCATATATTTATAACAACATATTCTTCTAATCCTTTTCTCTAATAGACCATCTACCGTTAAGTAGAGCTGAGCGACGTTCCCAATCAGTCGTTTTAATGGTCTCTGTAGGTGGTGTTAAGAGAACTCCATCATCTACAACACGGCATGTATAGTCGCCATGTTCACATGCGAAGTTGAGTTCAAAATGTGAAGCAAATTGAATATAGGATGAGCGTTGCATTTCAGCATCGAGAAGTATTTTGTATCTAAACACATCATCAAAGTTTCTCCATGCCACGATACAATTTTCAGGTAAACCCTCACTATTCAATTTACGGAGAGCGTAAATACCTTCTTCTTCATTGGGTTGATGAAAAGTTAGGACGTGAAGTAAATCGTTAGAACTGTCCTCACTTAACAACTTTGTATTTTGTTCATCAATTGTCAGATAACTCTTACATACACGAGAAACCTTACGTCTCTTGTATGTGCGGGCAACGAGGAGGGGAGCTCTGAGGGCAAACATTTTTAGATACTTTTATAAAAATTATAGTTCTACTTAGGAGATTCTTCCTCAAATGCTTCATCTCCGTAGAGATCCTCCAAAGTGTCAAGCATTTCCTGAACATCCTTCAGGGCTGACTTTGTGGAACGTAGATTCCAACCCACCAATCTCTTCAGTTTTTCACCTGCATTTTCATACTTCTCAAGCTTTTGTTCAAGTTCTCTAACTCTTACATTCTGACTACGATCCACTGATGGCATCATCACAAAGTTACGAGTTCGTATTTCCGCGGGCTCCCAAGAATGTTGCCGCCAGTGCTTACGATTATTTTCTTTGTTGGCACGAGTCACAACCGCGTCAAGCTTTACCTTTCTGTTCGTCTTAGGTTGATCATTAGATGTATTGTAGATACGAAAGGGTGTACAAAGGGTGGCCATTATATCTACGATAGGGGTATTAACTTTAAGTTACAGGTTTAACGAGCTCTGAGAGTTCCGATCCTTTGAGCAGTTCTACCCGCTGCAACTGTTTTACCAAAGTTGTTTGCATCTCGTATAATCCGATTGGCTGTTTTGGTTTTGTTATCGTAACTCTTCATGAGACCATTTATCACAAAGTTGGGAAGATTCCTTTTCTTCAAGTTTTGAATCAATTTGTTACGAGATACGTTAACCCTTTTCGCAGGGGGTTGATTCACATTATTGTTATTGTTTCTCGCGCGTTTTTGGGGTCTCTGGCTCACGTTATTATTATTATTGTTTCTAGATACACTTCCCTGACTAGATCCCGCAATACTCACAGTGTTGTTAGCGTTTCCTCCATTGTTACGATTTGGGGTTCTAGGTTTGTTACGGTTCGTGGAATTACGACTCGTACTTGGAGCTCTTCCAAAAATCCTTCCCAAAATTCCACTATTGCTGCTATTACCACCACCATCTGTGCGATTGTTCCCAGATGAAACCACTTCATTTCTAATTGAATAATTAGGTGCATTTCTAACTTGAGTTGGTGCAGGTTTGACAACTTGGATCTGATCAATCATTTTACCATAGACTTTTGATACCTGTTGGGTAGATGTGGCCATCCAAAGATTGGGTGATACACCACTTCTAGAACACAAAAATATAAAGTTGTTCGCGAGCATAGCGTCACCAGTTGCTAAACAATAGTGATACTTGCTGTTAGTGTTACCCTTGATGTAAGAAACCACCGTCAAAGCTTGTAAAAAATCACCCAAAAACTTAGCTACCTTCTCACCAGTAGATCCATCTTTCGCTTTAGCTTTTGATATATTAGATGCAAAACGGTACTCACCTTTGTTATTTTTGATTTTGTATGCGTAACCACGTTTTGTAGTTGTATTTCTATTGTTATTAGTTACCCGTGCTACATCAGTGTAATAAGCTCCAATAGTTGTCTCACCATTATCGTGATTTATAGTGAATTTGGGTTGTTTGTAATTCCATGTTAATCTAGAACGAATGTCTTTGTTATTTAAACCAAGCATGAAATATTTACTGTCTTCCTTAGCACTTTCAATAAGCATATTTTTACCAGGGTCCATTAGATTTGCCACAGATACAAGAGGATACATGATCTTACCCTCAGTACCATTTGGAAGTGTGTACTTGGTTCGTTGTATATCAAGGGTTACGGTAGCTTTCTCATCTTCTTGATCAACACTCAAGAACATATTATGACCCGGAGTTAGAATACTTGGGGTAACTTGATCCTTACGAATAGTTACTTCCTTCTCCAAAATTTTGGGATAAATAGAAGGTAAATTATTTTTAACGGCTAATTCAGCTTTACCACCACTCTCAGCTATAAACGCATTTACAAGCTTTATATAGTCTGTCTCCTTAGCTTTGAGTTCTTTACCAAATAGTATATAAACTGGTGATTTTTGGATTTTCTTTACCATTTTAGTTTTTTTCTTGTCTTTTTCAGTGGGTGCAGGTACTTTGACGGACACCTGTATACTTTCTTTACAGAATGTTTTAAACGTCATATTCTTTTTTATAGTTGTATCATGTAACATATCCAAGTACATTAGATACGCAAGGTTCATCATATCATCACCTTTAATATTGAATGACATCTGTGGTGTAGAACCTCGGTATAACTTATTGGAAAATAGATCTATATGTACGGCTATTCTCTGTTTGGCTTCCTCTTTAGTTTTTCCACCAAATAGATCTACCGTATATTGATTATTAGCAGTCTCATCGTACATAGAAATCAAAAAATGTTGTAAATCTTCATCATTCGTTACCTGACTAATCAATATTTTCAATATTGGTATTAATGTACCTTTACCTGTTGGTAAAACATTTATACGTGCAATATTGACAACAGCCGCTTCCGGTGATCGCTTACGTTTTTCTCCATAGTCTTTGGCCCCACAGTCTGTGGCTTCGCCCGTCTAGCCGCAGCTGCCGCTGCATTTCTACCCTGATTATTAGCGAGAGTCCTTATAGGTTTTACTTCTCTCTGGGGACGAGTACTCATATTTATTATGACTTGATATTTTAATTAAAACTCATTGAACAATCAATATCACTATAGGTTCTTGGGTGATAAACACGTTCTTTTTTCACCTGAACAGATGGTGCCACAGGTAGTTGCTGTGCAATGCTAAACATCTTTTTATAATATATAGTTTAAAGTTTTAACTAACTTTTAACACATGAGTAAAATTAATATTTCTGTCAAATGTACACATAATGGAAGATACAACGTATTTACCATCGTGGGTGATGAGTATATTGGAGCCGCTATACAGAGGGGGTTTGAATGGGATGGATGGATGCGTGAAGATGTTGAAAAGTATTACGTCCCAGGTACAGAAATACTTGACATAGGTGCAAATATTGGCTACAACTCGTTATGTTTTCAGATTATGGTCCTGTCTATGCATTTGAACCTATATTTTATAAGATTGTGGAATTGAATATTGAACATAACAATTTGAAACATAAAATGTATTCGGTACCCGTAGCACTCTCAAATAATTCGGATTCTGTGAATATGTATCTTGCAAACGAAGTCAAAAGTACAGGTTTGAGAAACTATGGGGGAACTTCTATCTATACAGATGAAGGTACAGACCATTCAAGTGAAACAAAGGTGGAATGCCGTCGCTTGGATGATATTTACGGGGGTAGAGTTTCATTCATAAAACTTGATGTAGAGGGGCATGAACTCCAGGTTCTAGAGGGTGCGAGGGATGTGATAACGAATCATCTACCAACATTGTTAGTGGAATTGATTGACTACGAAGGAAGTAAAGTACCTTCATTTCTTAAAGATCTTGGTTATACCATGGATCCAATTGAGAGACCCGAGAAAATGTTTCTTTTCCCCAGCCCCGGAACATATAGCGCATCTAGTTAACCTTCTATTGTGTACACAAAGTTCCGAGTATTTGCATGTTAAACATATAGATCTTATGTCTCCATGTATGCATATAGGACCACCGTTACAATCCTTGCATTGAACATATGCAAAACCATGTGGACAACCACCGGAAGGCATTACTATTTCTTACACATTTTTTTAGAATATCCTATTACCGCACACGTGATTCTCTTACCTGCGTGTCCAGTAGTTAGACTGTCTTTGTGTCCACCTAGACCCAAATCATCTGGACTGTCATGGATAACCAGTGACCTCCCAATGACATTAGCCTTCGTACCTCTCAGTTTAACGAGTGGGTCAATCATATTAATCTTAGCAACACCTTTTGAATCAAAACGAATGTTACCCAGGTCACCCACGTGTCTCTCTTTAGACGTGGGACCTCCGTGCTTTTTATTGTATGGGTTGAAATGACCACATGCACCCATACATCCGTCTGTGAGATCACCAGCTTCATGGATGTGAACACCGTGGGTACTATTTTTGTACTTGTTTGATGTGATGGTACCCTTAATCAACACTTTGGTACCCCTCTCTATGAACTCTATGACACCAGATATATGAGGATGATTGAAAAAACTTGTACCGATAATCATTTTCTATTTTACAACATTTTTATATCTAGCGAATGACATATTTTCTACCATATAGTAAAGTTGATATGCTTCTACAATTCCTCTCCGCTTATATGGCTCGGGCATACACTCAGGAATGCCTTCGTCAGAATAATATGCAGTCTCACTTCGTCTCTCTTCAAAGTGGGAAGGGTGGTGATCCCAAAGCCACATGAGATGCCTGGCACATGTGTGTACTTTTCCATATCTGCGCGTGTATTCCAGAGTCAGGGCGATCCCAATCTTACACGCGTACATATAGTTTTCGGGGCTTGAAGCAACCCACATCGTCATGGGGTGTTTGGGGTGTGCGGGTCTGTACCCACGTCGTGACCCATCTTTTGTGAGTGGTGCATTCTGTGCAACGTAGTCTTGTTGCTGTGCGAAATGCCAAGCCATGTAAAGCATCTGTGTAATCTCAAGTTGTATCTTCACCACATGTTGATCACATGACATTTCGGCGATTTCGCTTGGAATCAGAGAAAGAAAGAATATGTTCATCGGTGTGATCAGAAGTAACACCAAGATCGGGTTTGTATACAAGAGCTTCAACGTCTCCGAAATAGACCTGCCCGTGTCCAAGTTCCCAAACCTTGTGGGATGCGGCTTCTTGTGCGTATTTTGAGGCTTCTTTCAGATTCCAAAAGATAGATCTTTCAAGGATAGAGTTACCGACAACGATGTGGGTGATGAACATGTTTTAAAGTGAAAATTATATCATATTTATACGACTTAGGTTACTAATCTGAATTATACTCTTCCTCACCAGGTTCTTCTTCAACTTCTTCTTCGGGATCCGGTTCCACATCCAAACCATCATCCTCCCCGGGTATGTCATCTTCTTCATCATCCTCTTCAATCTTTTCCTCTTCAATCTTTTCCTCTTCAATCTTTTCCACATCCACTTTCACTTCCTCCTTTTTCTTTTTGACTTTTTTCACAGGTTCCTTATTGAAGATTTTATCGATGACTCCCCCAACTCTCTTCTGCTCCTTAACTTTCAAAGCAAATTTTTTTTTAATTTTTTCTAAAAACATTTCACTAAATCCCATAGATTTATAAGCTTGAATGATACTTGTCATAGGTGGTCTCAAAGCCTTTCTATAATATTTTTCATACAGAGTTGCAATTGATGCATCCAACTTTATACGAACAATACCACTCTTGAGAATCCTCATTTTCATATACACTTGATCACCAAAACCCAACTCTGGTTCTTTTGTCGGTTCAGGTCTAATACGTCTCACATAGTCTGGTAGTTGTGGGTCTTTGAAAGGTATACCACATTCTTTGTAATGCTTTTTTATAGCAGTTAGATAGGATTCCTTTTGATATATTGGATCCTTTTCAAATTTGAAAAATATAGTCGGCTTTGGATTCAATAAACTATAGAGAAATGAACCTTCTGGTATATCCACATGATCACGAGTCTCGTGGCTATTCCTAACACGTGGCAATGGTCGCTTGTACATGCTCATCTTGAGAAATTGGGGAACTCTCCTCTAACTTAGGTTTGAAAAAATCTAATTCACATCGGATGACATGTTCAGATTGTTTGTTGAGATGTGTGTGATAAGGTCCCCAAATCTCAATGACTTTCCTCTCCTTGTCATACCAAAGATAATCAAGACCAAGAAACTTGGTCAACCAATAGAAACGCTTTCCAGTCTTACCGATGAAAGAGAAGATGTGATCCTCGGTATAGTCACTGACATCCATCTGGGAGTAATGCGCGCTGGGAGGTTGGTAAGGAGCCATCTCTTCAGTTACTTATTCACTAATGAGATCAAATCCTTATGTAGATTTCTTCCGGTGTTCCTCCTCTAACTTCTTTTCCAAAAGTTGAGTTTTAATACGTATACACTTTTGTGAAAATACTTGCTTTAGATGTCTCTTGTCGTTTTTCGTAACACGCTTTTTCGGTTCCTTGAAGTCCATGGAATATATATTTAGTAGAGGATTGTTTCTTAGCTCTATGTTCCATTACCCATCTAACCCAACCCTGTCTTCTTAGGTATTCAACATCCTTTATGTCCAGACCTTTGTACCTGTCCAACAAGTCATGAAAAACTATATAATCATCCACAGTGGCATACTGGTTACATTGTATGTGAATCTCTCTCGTCTCTTCGTTACATTCGAATGAAATATCTTTCCGACACATCGGACATGTGTTATTTTCATACTCTTGGTACCAATGGGATATACACTGATAACAAAATGAATGTCCACATGTTAATTTATATTCCGTGTGTGGTTTGTAACACACCGGACATTCCATGACTATGTATTGTTTGTATTATTTAAGCCTCCTCTTCATCTGTACCTTCCTCGCATAGAGATTCACTCTCGGATTCAGAATCCTCTGATTCGGGGCATACAAAATCCTCATCTTCACTGTCATCCATCAACACATATCCACCTTGAACCTTCATGTACAAATCAGTATCCTCTAGATTATTTGTGTCATAAAAACCAGAAATAGATTCCTTTGGGACGAGTTCTGTTTCAGATGAAAAATTGTGAACACCTTGTCTCTTTGGTTCTAGAAAGTTAATCGCATACATACCACTGTGTTCATGAACTATACGTGCAATTTGTATAGTGTCATCTTCGCAATGAACGTCAACGATCATGTCTATATAACGCAGTATTTAAATCTTTAATAATATTAACATGATAGGTCCAGCAGGTCCAAATGATGCAGCTATGTTTGACATAGATGATACATTGATATGGACAAGTGGACGACCTAATGTACCAATTATTCAGTTACTACATAGAATGAAAGCTCTCGGGTACCGCATCGTGATCATAACAGCTAGACCTGGGGTTGAAATAGGGGTAAATCTAACAATCAAACAACTGAAGGATCATGGGATTGTGTACGATTATTTGGGATTTACGAGTGCACAAACAAAAACTATTATGAAAAAGAACCTAGGCTATAACTTTGTTCTATCCGTTGGCGATATGCCAACTGATTGGACAGATTCTAAATACTACATCAACACTTCCAATTTTTCTCGCAATTGAGACAGCTTACAAACACAGTCATGGGTTCATCGGCGGACCTCGTCTGCATCTGATAATAGGTTGTTTTCATTGATTTACAGCGTCCACATTTGAAGAAGCCATCTTGGTTTTTCTTCTCCTTGTTTATATATTCCTTTCGCAATTGTTTATGAATTCCCGCTTCTATGGTTTTTGCATAAGGACCATCGGGCCACATGTCTTCTGGGCGCATATCGATCACATCTATAGTCTTGATCTTCTTATCAAGAATCCACCCCTTCAGAACAGGGGACTTCTTCAAGTTAGATTGAATTTGGAGAAACTTTTGTTTATAAATACTTGAATATTTATGATTATCCCACGCAGGTTGTTGATTAATAGCACGAGCCCGATCCATGGCGTGATTCAAAATGTTCTTCTCGAGATTTATACAGATCGTATCATCTTTAGGAATCTCGAGGAGAGCCGAAATGCGGTCAACTACGTACTGACGAGTTGCGTTCTCCATTCTTACTATATAAAATTGTAATGTTTTTAAGCGACTTAGGGCAGTGGTAATCCTTCATAGGGGTTGTTCCTGGAGCAGTCAGCCATATTTTCAGGGGAGCAGTGGTCAAAAAATCCAGCAATACGACGCTGTGGGTTGGTGTCAACGAAGCCATACCTGTACGCAGATTTGTCGGGTATGTATCTCTCTCTACATTTCATCATCATGTAAACGATGATAACCGCGACAGCCACCATGAGTATCTTTGTATTGTTCATTTACTTTCTGTTGATATTTTTTTATTGTCTGAATTCAAGATGGCCGTGGCTGTACTGATAAAAGAACAATTCGGGGACATACAGGAGATAGACCTGGATATTGACCCAAGTAAAAACGAAATTTTTTTGACATTGGGTGGACCCGCAACATTTATAGGGCAATGGCCCGACCTTGACGTGGTGATAATGAAATGTACATATGGTCAAGATTGTAACCACAATATATTACCAAAACCATTTGATACCGAAGAAGTGTGTGGTCCTATATTACTCGTCCGCATGGATGAAAACTCAGACCCTAGAGATTTCACCCTCAAAGAGTACCTTAGTTTTACCAGAGGGGATGAAAGCATCGCTGTTTAGAACAGCGTTAGTATACTTCATGGCCAACTGAAAGTGAATGTACGCCCAATCCATGGGATTGCCCATCTTGGGTTTTCCGGGTAAAGGATTGTTATTGGCGGTTTTGGAAATGTCAAACTTCTGACCCGCTGTAATCTTCGCCATTCCAGCACCAACTTCTTTGAGCCACATGACGTGTTTCTCATTCTTGCAATCAAAGTTTTTGACAAATAACTCGGCCATGTTTATATGTTACTTGGGATTCTTTTCTATAAGTAGACGCGCACTCGGATCGGTAATTTGTGTCCATTTGGGTCTCCAAATCTCAGAGATGAGATGATCATTGTCCTTTCCATACATCTTCCAAAATATGTTTCTGTACATAACCTCTTCCTTCGTTAAAGGGGTATTATGTCCATATGACCGTGTCTTGGTGTCTCTAAAACATTTGTCATCCACATTGTCTTCAGCGTACTTCTTGATCTCATCCACCCAATTTGTTCCTACAGCGTCACTCATCCCATCTTTCTGCCTCCATAGAATATCATCTGGGAGATACCCTGTAAATGCTTCTCGTAGGATTTTCTTCTCAATATCACCCCTCTTATCATTCTGGTTGATGCGCATACACGTGTCTATGAAGTTCTTATCGAGGAATGGAACAATCAAATCTAGACCGTGGGCACCCGCGCATCTATCCGCCCTCAACCCATCAAACTGGTGAATCAACCGAAGTCTGCGCATATTTTCACAGGCAAACTCATCCACATTTGGTGCGTTATGGAAATAGAGGTATCCACCCAAAATCTCATCACTCCCCTCACCCGAAAAGATGTACCGACATGAGGTGTGTTGTTTAATGTACTTACATAGAAGCCACATAGGTGTACTCGCCCTAACAGTGGTCGTGTCATACGACTCGAGGGAATGAATAACATCGTTCAAATGCATAAGACCTTCCATAACAGTGAACTTCACCTCCGTGTGATCAGTGTCTAGATACTTTGCAACTTTACGAGCAGCTTCTAAATCTGGACTCCCATCTAAACCAATAGAAAACGTCTTAATCTTCCCCAATTTTCTGGCTGCGATAGAACAAATCAAACTGCTATCTAGACCACCAGATAAGAGAAATCCTGTGTCACGTTCAGTGTTGTTAATGCGCTCATGTACAGCATTCTCTAATGTGTTTCTCAATTGTGTATGGCACTCATGACTCGTATGTTTAAAAACCTTCCAATACCCAGTGTGATAACACACAAAGTCATTGATGTATGAATCATAGATATGACCGGGTGGGAAGATATCAATTTTAGATTTTAGAAATAGAAGGGCCTTGGCCTCACTTGCAAATGCAATTGAGTTATTCGCGTAGCGCGTGTAAAATAGAGGTCTCACCCCAACTGGGTCACGCGCCGCTATGATACGCTTTCCATCGGTGTAGACGAGGGCAAAGTCACCATTGATGTGATCCATCGCCTTCATGATACCATAATCTCTGATGAGGGGGATCAAAACTTCACAATCACTCTTACTCTTTTCAGCACCAGTGAGATGTTCACGGTAGTTGTAAATCTCACCGTTACATATCAACATATGATCATCTTGTCGGAACGGTTGCATACCCGCATCAGTGAGGTCATTGATCGCGAGGCGATAAAAATCCATTCTACATTTACCTAAAGTTCTTGTGCGATAATCATCGGGGCCTCGGTGAGTAAGTAGGTATGAAGAAACATCGACTTCTTCACCGAAGAGGGCTATGATACCACACATATTTAATGTTTAACTGACACTGGTTTTAAGTATATAATTTTATTTTATCAGTGTATAATAAATATGATCGGATACGCGATCGCCTTTCTAATAGTAATTTGCATAGTTGCTCCTCTTGTGTATTACTATTTTACACAGATGCAGGGACCCTCACCAGGACCCACACCAGGACCCTCATCATCAGGCGTTGTCATCGTTATCACAGATGAGGGTTCCACATTTGAGACCCAGACTTCAGGAACCGAAACCTATATTGATATGCCCAGGCAGAGCAAATGTCGTGCGAGAGATACTGACCCAAGTTGGTGTAGTGATATTACTCCATCAACAGAAATGAATTACGTATTTGACCCAGTGGGTGGTAGTATTACGGATATGGGGGGTTTTGAGACTTCATGGGTCGCGGATACGAACATGTGTGCAGATGGAACACAAAACTGTATCTACGAAGAGAAGTTTGATGAGAACCGCAAATTGATCGGTATTACAAATGCACAGGGTGATGATTTCATTCAAAAATTTATTGATGATATATATTCAGGGGCGATAGACTTCAATGTAACCAGAACTGTGAACGGTGACGGTGAGTCTCAAAATCTTAAAGAATTTATGCAAAAGTTGATTACTTTTGATACAACTACCGGAAAATTAACCATGAGTAGACCGACGGGAGCGGGTGGTGAAATGGAAACTCTTGAAATAATTCCAGGTAATACCACGAGTGGTGAAAGGGTTATTGATGGTAAAATTAAAATGGCAGTTGGTCAAATGGTCATGTTCATCATATTCTACTATTACTCTAACGACCTCCCCAAACCAACAATTAAATTCAATCTCACTTCTCAGAAGACTCTCGGTGAGGCCTTCCAGGCATTAAAAGCTGAGCGAGCGGCTGCGGCTGCGGCTGTGGCCATAGATCTTCTTCCGGTGAGTGGGTCCGAACTGTCCAGTGCTTAAATTATTCACATTTCAATTTATACTCCAATAGATCCCTGTATGCAGCTTCATCAACTACTGCATCCATCTCTTGCCCCGACATGTCAAGTGATTCTATGTTATCATCTATAACACTATCAAATCTCAATACACAATAAAACGATGTATTTGTCCGAGCCGCAATTTGATCAACTGTCTCAAAATCATAAGTATCTATTTCTAAATAACGCATCACTTGTTCAGGGGTCCGTAATTTTATACCAGAGCTTTCTATTTTTTTCTTTCTACTAGACATGTCAAATGACGGCCAAACCCCGTGTCTAGATCTAAATGATGATACATATTCTACGCATTTACCAGCAGTCTCCCTTTCCTTGAAACAGATTAACCTGGGTTTGTGCATTGGATCCACGAGGCTTAGGTACGTCCCATTTACAGTTAATTTTACAAAGTGATACTCCATATAATATATATAAGGAAAAAATCTTTAAATAATGTATATGAACTTCCCAAAGACCCCTGGTCAATGTAAATATATGCTCGCCCTCAGGTCTCCTAAACCAATTATTATTGGTACAGGTCCAGCGGGTTCGGGAAAGACTATGTTAGCTTGTCAAATTGCCATTGAACATATTAATAAAGATAACCGCGCGAAGGTTATTCTGACGCGGCCTATCGTAGCGGCGGATGAAGATATGGGATATTTACCTGGAGACATGAATCAGAAAATGGAACCATGGACACGTCCAATGTTTGACATATTTGAAAGGTATCTTTCCCATAATCTGATGGATCGTTGTATCACGATTGAACCTCTAGGCTACATGCGGGGTAGAACATTTAACAACACAGTCATCATCGCAGATGAGATGCAAAACGCCACATCGAATCAAATGAAAATGCTTTTGACTCGTATCGGTGATAATACAAAATTGATTGTCACAGGTGATTTGGAACAGTCTGATCTCGGCGAAGATAATGGTTTAGCATTCCTCACATATAAACTCCATGGTATGGAATATGACTATATCAAACACGTGGAGATGGACGAGAGTGATATTGTGAGACACCCAGCTGTAAATGAAGTACTTAAAGTCTTGAACGTATGATAACGGAGTATGAAGAAAGTAATCGTTGCTCTCCCCGGTCGTGAATATTCTGGTAATTTTCTTAAAAACTGGTCTGAGACACTTATGGTGCTTACTCAAAAGGGTTACAAAGTAACCATGGTTAATGAATATTCGAGTTTTGTATCATTTTCCCGGATGAAAACCCTAGGTCTAGATGTCAGGCGTGGTGCCACACAGGTTCCATTTGACGGAAAGTGTGACTATGATGTATGGCTCACCATAGATTCTGATATATTTTTCACCCCCGAGCAAGTTATTGAACTCATAGAGGATACGGATAAGTATCCAGTTGTGTCAGGACTTTACCGTATGACAGATCTTAAACACTACGCATGTGTGAAGGAATGGGACGTAGAATATTTTAAAAAACATGGAACTTTTGAATTCCTAAAAGTAGATGACATAGATACATCAGAAAAATATATTAAAGTTGCCTATAACGGAATGGGTTTCTTTGCGTGTCGCAAGGGTGTCATTGAAAATCTCAAGTATCCATACTTTAGTTATCCACTCATAGAACTGGAAACTGAAGATGGGAAGGTACTGAGGGATATGTGCTCCGAAGATGTAGCATTCTGCAAGAATCTTACGGACGCTGGATATGAGGTAGTTGTGAATACGAGCCTCCGCGTTGGTCATGAGAAAACACTCGTAATTTAAGATTTTGAACTTCATTATTAAGAAATTTCGTTTTTGTATTCAGTTCTTCCAGTTTATTTTCTACGGTGAGTTTTTCTTGGGAGTACCGTTTAAAAAGTGTTTTCATTCCGTCATACCATTCATATAATTTTTGAACATCTTCGTCTATATTGTGATATTTTTCAACGAGTTTATAGTCAAATGGAAGGTCCCGAATATCGGCAGCAATTTCGTCTAACCGAGTTTCGAGTCCATCACACTTATCTTTTATTTCGGCGTGATTTTCCATGCTTACCATTCTATAGTATTTTATTTTTTAATATGCTCCAACACGTTCAAAAGAAGTATCTTTATCTCCCATAATTTCAGAGGCTCTGGGGCATTCTGTTATGACTTCAACCATAAACCCTGTTTCAACCGGATCCAACTTTTTTGCGAATGGTTCATATGCATTATGACTACAGTGTATCATACTCCTGTTCGCTACATATGGATATACATACGCAAATAGAAACATCTGATCTACGATGTAAACATCACGCTCTTGTGGTAGATTTTGAAGAAAAGATCGCATGAGTTCCAAACCTGGAACGAATTGGAGAGGACATTGATTTACATTTCTAGCACCATTTGGAACACCGATATATTCAAGACAGTTGTTTTTGCATCCAAATGCACCTGCAATAATTGGACACGTGTGATGTTTATGATCACGTGCAATGTGAAAATCCCTGTCAGATTCTAACCACTCATGTACACAGTCCACTTCCCTCTGAGTAATTCTAGAATCAGCGTCACGAGACAGTACTATAGCATCTTTTATGAAGAGATCCTCAAATCGCCATAAAGTGTTTGAAGCCTTTGCCTTTGTACCCGGGTGGTGAACAACTTCAACGTTATCTTGCAACTTCAACCAATCTATGATATTTTGGGGTACAGTATCGTTATAGTGAACCCTCACGATCCAGCCCTCATAGAACGTCTTAGCATCTAGAACATTCTCAATGATACCATATGTATACACCTTATTGTCTCCCCATAAAGAATAGGTGATATACTTCATTGTTATTTAAAGGGGTGTTTACTTTAACTTATAAATGGTGAAGATTTCTTACGCCATCTGCGTGTGCAACGAAGATCGGGAGCTTAACTCACTTGTCAACTTTCTCCTTAAGGTTAAGGGTGAGGAAGATGAAATCAACATCCTCGTTGATTCCACAAATGTGACTCCCGAAGTTAGAGAGGTACTGAAGTCATATGATGACAAGATTGTGGTAAACGAGCGGGAGTTTGACGGAAAGTTTTCTGATCATAGGAACTATCACGCTACAAAGTGCAAGGGTGAATACATCTTTGTAATTGACGCTGATGAAATGCCCCAAGAAGCTCTCATCACTAACATCAAAACATTCGAAGGAGATATCATGTATGTTCCACGGGTTAACATCTGTCCAGGGTACACAGCTGATTGGATCACTGATTACAAGTTCAACCTTAATGAAATGGGGTGGGTTAATTGGCCAGATTATCAAGGTAGGTACTATAAGAATAATGGGGAAATCAAATGGTCTAACGACCTGCATGAGAAACTGGAGGGTCCCAATCCTGACAAAGTGGCTATGCTAGAAGCTAAACCCCTCATCGCATTGTGGCACATTAAGACTGTTGAGCGTCAAGATCGCCAAAGAGCCTATTATGAATCTCTTTAGCCGCCTTAATCCTATACTCTAGGTCTGTAGAAGGCCATTGAATTAAAAAATCACCCTCTTTCCACTGTCCATCAGTCCCAAGAATATCTTTATAATCTGTTCTATTCTTGAGTTTCGGTAAATTGGAATAATCATAGGAGTTCATGACCCTCTGTGGTAGTACCTTTCCCACACTTGCCCATATGCTTCCACCAGGTGTAATACCATTTTCACGTAGGTGACTTCCCACAAACATATCTTGGATGAGTTGATTCTCATAGAGGTACCATTGTCTGTACACAGGCATTCCAGCAATAATAGTGTTTATAAATGCCTTACCAATCGCGTTATTTCTAATAAGCATATTACCACAATTTATACCGTTACAATCGGCTGGAATCAACATATGGATATTTGGTGGTGCATGCTCTTTAATAATATCTTCAAGTTTGGTTTCCATATTTGTAATCATAACATCTGTATCAGTGTTAAAAATCCATTCAACTTCTGGGTGTTGTTGCATGATTTTCCTAATCACAAATATTTTGGCCCAACCAATTGGTATATGGGTATCCGGTATCGGTGGATCAGGTTTAGCCATCATTGGTTTTCCTGCGATAGAAGCCCCGCCATCACTTGCATGGTGAAGTTGATACCCGTGCTTTTCACAATACAGCTTCTTGTTTTTATGTAAGGTCCATTCAGCTAATGGTTCATATTTTTCATCATGTACATATACAACAGCTATCATGTTCTATATTTTATGATATGTATGTCTTTAACTTAAAGATTATTTATGTCCATAAAATAGATAATGAACACGTGTGATTACATCATAGATACATTATATCTAAATGGTATAGATACATATTTTGTAGTTACAGGTGGATCAATTGTACCATTTATTGATGCAATATCAAAAAACTCAAAAGTTAAATATTATTGTTTCCAACATGAACAATCAGCAGCTATGGCAGCCGAAGGATATTACAGGAGTTGTGGAAAAATTGCAGGTGTTTGTGTGACAAGTGGTCCAGGTGTTCAAAATATACTTAATGGAGTGTGTGGTTGTTGGTATGATTCAATTCCGGCTTTTTTTATCACTGGACAAGTAAGTACATCTCAAATTCTTTCAAACTTCAAATCTAAACCGAGACAAATTGGATTTCAAGAAATGCCTGTAGCAAAGTTATTTGAAGGTGTAACAAAAAAATCGTTACATGTCCCATCTCTATCTGAAGTTGAACCTATTCTCAAAGAACTTCTCGTAAGTTTAAAAACACCACGATATGGACCGGTTCTATTAGATCTTCCAGTAAATTTACAAATGTCATCAATTGTAGATGTTAAACCATTTACATTAGAAGTAAACACATGTGTTGAGAAAAGTATATATGATATCTCAGGGTTTTTATGTAATTCTAAAAGACCCCTCATAGTATTTGGACATGGTGTCATACTTTCCAATGCTTCAAAATCAGCATTGAACTTTGTAGAAAAGAATAACATTCCATTTGTTGTATCTTGGGGTGCTATTGATGTATGTGAAACAAATCATGATCTTCGTGTAGGTACAATAGGTGTATATGGAGATAGACATGCGAATTATGCCATTCAAAATGCTGATTTAGTCATTGTCATTGGGAGTCGCTTAGATAGTCGTCAAATTGGTGGTAAACCAGATATATTTTCAGTACACTCTAAGAAGATAATGGTTGATATAGATGAAAATGAAATTGATAAATTAATTGAAATGGGTATTGACATTGATTTAAAAATTATTGATGATGTAGGAAACTTTTTTGATTGTGTGAATACAAATGTAAATACAGACTATTCAATGTGGTTAAATACTTTGTCTAATTGGAAAGATAAATATGGAACTGAAAAGGCACGAGAAAGTGACCCCGTTGTGTATGATTTCTTACGCAACTTTTTCACTTCATTACCAGATGAATGTATCGTTATTTCCGATATAGGAAGTAATATGGTTTGGACGATGCAATGTGCACGGTTATCCAAAACACAAAAGTTATTTTCAAATGGTGGGAATGCTTCAATGGGTTTTGCTTTACCCGCTGCGATTGGTGCATCAATAGGATCTAATAAACCAATTTATGTAATCGCTGGTGATGGTGGGTTTCAAATGAATATACAAGAACTTCTCACAGTTAAAAAGTATAACTTACCAATTGAAATAACTATTCTTAATAATAGTGGATATGGAATTGTAAAACAATTTCAAGATATTTACTTTAATTCAAATCATGCTGCAACATCTAAATCTGATGTATTTGGTGATACAGTTGATTTTGCTAAAATTGCGGAAGTCTATGGTGTGAAAACTCTACGAGATATTCCCATACCAGAGACACAAAAAATTTATCCTAAATTGGAGTTTGGAAACTCCCTTGAAAATATGACACCCTACATTGATTTTGAAATGGATATGATTGTCCCCATTCCACCTAAAAAGAAGTTGGGGTGGAACTAATATACGGTTCACCTAAACCAGATGTATCACGGATTTCATACGTCGCACCAAAAATTTGAGCCCATTCAGACAGTAACAGCTTTTTTTTATACACCAAATCACAGTATTTAACTAGTTCTTTCTTACTTGTTACATACTGTTGTACAATTTCTTTCACAGTTTTGATACTTACAAAATCAAAGTATCTATCCTTATCTATGACAATGTGGCCATCCCTCTTACATACAGCACTAAATCGTGTTGGGAGTTCACCAGGTCCGTAGCACCCCCATACACGGAGAGAATACACATTTGGTAGTGTTTCGATTCTCTGATCTATGATCCATTTTGAAAGACCGTAAGGATCTTTAGGTGGATCCCCTCTCAAAGCTGCACCACTCGAGAAATACAATAGTTTACCTGTGAACACCCTAACAACATTTTCAAACATGAGTATATTTTTATATGTCGTATTCTGACTACTTTGATCTATACTCGCCGCACAATGTATAACTACATCGTATTTATGTTTTTTAAAGTATTCTTCAACTTCATCTTGATTTAAAAGATCTAGGTCGTATTTTGTAGCACCATCCCAATCTGTACCACTTAATATATTTTTACCTATAAAACCAGCTGAACCGAGTACACAAACTTTCATATAGTTTAAAGACTACAGTATTCTTAAACAAATGCCCAAGAAAGTCTGGTATGCACTAATAAATTTGAATCGTATGGGGAAGAAGAAATTAAAGCCGTTGAGGCTTGCGTTCGCGATGGCTGGCTCGCTGGCTTTGGTGATCGTACTGTGGAGTTTGAGAAAAGGGTAGCGGATCTCTTTGGTAAGAAGAGTGGACTTTTTGTAAACTCCGGAAGTAGTGCCATCCTTTTGGGTCTCTGTGCCCTTGATCTCCCAAAGGGTTCAGAGGTTGTGACACCCGCATGTGGGTTTGCGACAACCGTGGCACCCCTCATGCAACTGGGTCTCAAACCTGTTTTCTGTGATGTGGGTCTAAACTCATATGTCCCCACAGTTGAGGATCTCAAGAAGGTTGTCACATCAGACACTAAATGCCTCCTCATTCCAAATCTCATCGGCAATATCCCAGATTGGCTTGCGATTCGGGAAGCATTCCCAGACCTAATTCTCTTCGAGGATTCAGCGGATACTATTACCCACACCCCGTGCACAGATGTGAGTACCACCAGTTTCTACGCGAGTCATGTGATTACAGCTGGTGGATGTGGTGGTATGGTGATGTTTAATGATGATGGACATCTCAAGAGGTCCCTCATGTTTAGGGACTGGGGACGCATCGGTGACAATATTGAGGAACCCAGCGAACGTTTCAACCATTCGGTAGATGGTATCCCATATGATTGGAAGTTCCTATATGGTGTAGCTGGGTATCACCTAAAGGCTTGTGAAATGAACGCAGCTTTTGGTCTTGTACAACTTGATAAACTTGAAGGTTTTCTGAGGAAGAGACGTGAAAATATCAAGAGATACTTAGAGAACCTTAAGGATTGTCCTTACTACACACTTCCAGATGATTCTCAAATTCCAAATTGGCTCGCAATCCCTCTCCAATGCCCAGATCGCTTGGAGATTGTAAAGTTTTTGGAAGAGAATGATGTACAGACTCGTGTAACCTTCGCGGGTAACATCACGAGACACCCAGCATTCCGTGAGTACTTAGATGAGTTTGAGAATGCAGATACGATCATGAAGGATGGGTTCCTATTGGGGGCCCACCATGGTCTAGACATTGAGGATGTTGATCGTGTGTGTAATTTGCTTAAAAAATTTGCCAAATATAAACTAAAAGGAAGATGTTGTCTAATGTGATGGTCACCGGTGGTTGTGGCTTCATCGCATCTAATTTCATAAATACTATGCATACAAGGTATCCGGATATTACATTTGTAAATATAGATAAACTTGACTATTGTTCAAATATTGAAAATGTGGACCAGGGTTCATCTATATTTATTGAAGGTACTCTATGTGACCCAGAATTTATAGAACGTATTGTTACTCGTTATAAATTTGATTATATATTCCACTTCGCCGCACAAAGTCACGTAGATAATTCATTTATTGACCCTATCAGTTTCACAATGGATAATACATACGGAACTCATGTACTTATTGAGATGTGTAGAAAGTATATACCCGATGCCCAGATTATCCATTTCAGCACCGACGAAGTGTACGGTGAATCTCTGACCGACGTTCCTTTCACAGAGTCTATGGGTGTACTTAAACCCACAAACCCATATTCAGCTTCTAAGGCTGCGGCTGAGATGATTGTTCGGTCTTACATTCAGTCGTTCAATATGGACATCAAAATTATTAGATGCAATAACGTATACGGTCCCAATCAGTATCCAGAAAAACTCATACCAAAGTTTAAAAGACTTTTGAGGGAAGGTGAAAAGTGTACCATTCACGGGACACGCAGTGCCCAAGTTAAGAGAGCTTTTATGCACGTTGAAGATGTTATTGATGCCGTTGATATTGTCTGGAATAAAGGGGTTTCAGGTGAAATCTACAACATAGCATCCGAAGATGAAATTTCTGTTATGGAAGTTACGAAGTTGATGATAAAAACCATTTTGGGTACCGAAGATTACGATGAGTGGATCACATACGTTGATGACCGCCCGTTTAATGATTCCAGGTACCATATCTGTGCAAAAAAATTAAAGGGATTGGGGTGGTCACAAAAGAAGGGCAGAGAAGATCTCATCAAGTTCCTAAATGATTAAAGAATACATCAATCATAACCATATAATGACATTCTACCTCCCAGATTCAATGGGATGGGGTAATGTCGCTCTATGTTTATCTGATTTAGTACATAGGTCCCCCAATCCAAGGGTCTACAAGAGTCTCTTAGACGTTGATAGGGGTGTTGAGTTCCATGGTTTTGAAATTACCGATAATCCAAATGAAGATAAATTTGAATCACGTATAGCGATCAATCCCACATACTTTCATCAAGTTCATTCAAATCTCGCTAAAATTATAAAGCCTACAAAAGAACTACAGAGTATCATTGATAACCGTATACAATGGTTTCCACACGGTTTGAAGTATGGTATGCACATCCGTCGTGGGGCATGTTCTAGAGATTCTAAGGATATAGGTTGTCACGGGAGAGACGAAAATGGTGATATTAAGAAGGCTTACTTTGCGAAGGACAGCGCCCTTGATAAGTTTGTAGAGATTGTAGAAAAAAGTGATGGTCCCATATTCTTAGCCAGTGACAGTCGTGAAATAAAGGATATGTTTAAGAAGCGTTTTCCAGATAAGATTGTAACTCTTGAGCATGACATTGTACTCACATACAAATGTGACACACTCAAGAACTATGATGTCACGAGGGAACAAAGACTCGCGTGCTACATTGATTGGTTCTTACTTTCAAAATGTAAAGATTTATATATAACAGCGGGTAATCAAGATCTCACCGACCTGTCAACATTTGGCTACAGCGCAGGAGCATATGGAAGATCAAACATTCATTTTGTCTTCAATTAAGTTGAAATCCAAAATGTTTACACGATGATCTTCATCATCATTTAGAATGTATTTTACATTCTTGATATCCACTTTCTTTCCGTAGAGTTCGTAAAACTTTTCTTCAACCTTTTTTTTCTTTTCTTCAAACTGTTTGAAATCCTCAAAAAGTTTATTGATATCAACCTTATCCAAATTCTTGTAGTTGTTAACATATGCCATCCAATTTGAAGGTTTTCTCGTTTCATGGTCAAGTATACTCGCTTTCTCAATATTTGACGTTTGATGGGCAATTGGGATATTTAGTATAGGTCTTTGAGATGACATCATCATACCATGAATAACAATATCAATTGCCTCGTGCATATTCAAATTAGAAAGAAATCCACTCGCAAATTCTAATGAATTCCAAAAAACCTCCATACCCCCATTGTTTGGTATTTGATACACTTCACGGAGTTTTGGTTGAAGATTGAAAAATGGTGACGTACCCATGTTTATGTAACCGTTCTTTTCAACTTCATCAGGAATACTTTCTAGGATTTTATCCCAATCTCCGTAAAATGCAACGTCGTCATCAATGTGAAAAGCAGATTCAATTTTTTCATCCACCATTTGCTTCATACATATAATTGTTTTTACGAAATTACTCGTCAATTTTGGACCGTATGGAAGTTTTAACTTAACATTGAGCCATTGTACAAATAGATGGTCATGGTTGTAGTCCTCAATCCAACGAATATCTTTGATAGGTACCCTCTCCTTGAGATGTTCTTCTAGGAATACCTTTCTTTCAGGTGAAAGGTCGGGACAATGTTTAATGAATGCAACTTCAGGTATTTTCATATATCTGAATCTGTTTTAATTTCTATAAGTATAATAAAACATGTCTGACATTACTTCTACTATGCGTGCATCCAGGATGTACAACAATGCCAAGGCGATTGCCTCTGGTAAGGTTGATCTTGAAGTATCGTGGGCTACCATCGGTGGTATCCTCCTTCTCGGTTTTTTATACATGATCACCGCGTCCGTTGGTATTAGTGTGTTCTCCAAGTGTGATGCTATGAAGGGTAAGTCTGTCCAAGAGAATCTCAATAAGTACCTCGCGGCCACCCTCACCATCGCCCTCACTATCCCATTCACCCTCTTCATCACGAAGATTGTCAAGAACGAAGCGGCTGTTTTCACTCTCATCTATTCCCTCATGGGTCTCATTGGTGGTGCGGCGGCCCTCAATTGGACCCTCAAATGTCCCGAAGCCAAAGAGGCTGAGAAGGGTTATTCCGCGTTCAGTGTTGTCCTATTTACCATCACCCTCCTCTCTTCATTCTATATGCTGAAGCCTAAGAGGATGAAACTGGGGAGTATGATGGGTAAAACTTTATAAATGTGTACACTAGAGGATGAGACCTATAGCTGTAAATGTATATATTCTCATGATGCTCGTGTCGTATGTGATACGTAGGACAGGAAGATTAACAATGAATGAAAAAATTAAAATAATAGATTTTTTAGGTTACATGGCACTCAATCCCAATAAGGTGGTGAATCCAAGCATAGCCAACCTACCATTTTTGAGCTCAGCTTCGGGGGTGAATGCACCGATTTTCTCGGTGGTGAAGTTTTCGGCTGTGAACAGAGACGCGAGTGCCAATGTAGTAACAACGCCAGTCGCAGCGATAGCATACCCAGGATCCTCAATCTGCTGAATGACATTTTCACCCGTCATCATCCAGTTTAGAGAACCCCAAAGGAAACCCTGCATAGCAGCGCGACCATTGAGAACCTCCGCGAAACGAGTCTTGGGGTTGTATGTTCAGGCTTTGACTCGTATTCAATTATAATATCCTTAACGGGTTCAACAGAAGAGCGAATCTTCACAGGTCCACGTGTATGACGCTTAGTCGTCAACTTAGATTGACGATGCACATGATAGGATGGCTTAACGGAAGCACATGTAATAGAAGACATTTCTACCTATATGATGTTACAAAACTTTAAACTTGTTTGTTCTCCTTGATGAGGATTTTGTTTAATATATACAATTGCAAAAATAGACCAGCACCTGTATATGCCACGGTAAAGTTCATACCGTACTTCCTAGATTGGTATATGAGCCATAAGCAACTTCCCATGATACCTAACAGTACTGCATTTTTCCGTGTTTCGTCAACTTCATCAGAACGCTTGAAATCCTGATGCATCTGGATAAAACCAACACCGAACGCAATCGCAGCGAGTACGTTATCTGTATCCATTTTATTCTATACTAAGAATAAAAATGGACGCTATTATCGAAAAGTTTCGGGTAAGATTGACGCTAAGGCTGTCATCACAATGGTTGAAGAGATCAAGAGGGAATATTTGGGTGATGGTCTCCAGAAGGAGGACATCCCCCCAATCGTCGCGAGGCTGATGATGAACACCATGAAGTTCAAGAAGCTTGAGGGTCCTCAAAAGAAGAAGTTGGTAATCGCAGTGTTGTACCACTTGATTGAAGAGATTGATGAAGGTGAAAAGGATTCAGAGTTTGAAAGTATTCTCAAAACAATGGTCCCACCCATTATTGATGGGTTTGCTACCATGATTAAAACTAATAAGGCCTTATCGGATGCCGTCACGAAGTTATTTCCATGCTGTATGAAACCAAATTAAGGATTTGAATTGTTAACGAAGTAGTATGAAGTTTCCTCCTTTGGAGGTTATGATACAATACGGAATCTATACAGTAAAAGAGTTAAAGCGATTTTCTAAAGGACTTGTCCCAAAGAAGAAGAACCTAAGTGTACTTAACGAGTGCGAAAAGTGTGCTTTTGTGTTTCCAGGACCTACATGTAATAATTGTGTGGTATGAAGTATTGTACCGTAAAAAGTTATATGTCTAGAGGGCCCGAGTTTATAAGTAATAATCATATGTGTGCAGAGAGACAACTCATTCGTCGGCTTTACCACGAGTGTTTAAAAAAAGGTTATAAATCCCACCAATTTACCGAATGGCTACACCGAAAATATGGTCACTTGATTATATTTAGAGCAAACGTCCACGGAGACGCTATATCATTACCATGTGTTTTATGCAGGAAAATGATAGAGCGGTATGACATATGCTGGGCAGCACATGATGGTTCTAAATGGGTTCATAGCAAAAAATCAGAAGAATTACCGCATTCACTACCGACTGCTAAACAAAAGAGATTGTTAGGTTTTGGGAGTGATAATAAGACCTAACGCGGATTCCAAGTTATTATGGCTTCGTTGTAGTGGTTTATTTCTCTTTAGTTTTAGTGCGTTATTAGATGACGAAGCATTCTTTATTTCATCCATCCGCTTCGTGTTTGAAATAATGGGTATCACCTTATTTATTACGGGTACACTTTCAATCTTCTTAGGCTCCTCTATGTCTCTAGTTTGATTCTCTCTGAACTGCTCTATAGTCATGTCACCACCAAATTCTTTTAGAACGAATCTATTTGGTGCAGGTTTAACTGGACCAATTTGATTAAACATTTTTTTACGCATCATCACTACGTTTCCACAAACACGACTACCTATTGTACAGCCATATTTATCTATCGCGTGGGACTTTACACAACTCCATGAACAGTAATTGCCAGCCGTGTAAAACTTGTTTCTACGATCATCGTATTTGTATGGCATAGTTAAAGGTGTTCCCTCGAAGGAGTGACAACACCACCAACACCACATACGTTTAAAAATAATTTTTTCTTTAACTGTTATCTTCTCTTAGAACCACTAAAAACTAACATTATTATGAACATACAGAGAGAACAAAGTGACACCGAACCCACACCACCATATGTGAGATACTGAACATTCTTATCTTCCCAGTCAAACTTTGCAGGGTAACGAGTGATCGGGAGAAGATTTAAGGGCCATTTGTCAAATGGTGGTTGTCTCACTAAAGCTCTCGCTCTAGCTGCCGCTAAAGCATTATCCATGAAACTCGTATCCCTCTCTTCGGACCACCAATCTGGGAATGTACGTATTCTATCCGGGTCATAATTGCATTTGACCGCGATATTATTATTTGTGTTTGTACGGATGTCTATATCCTTACCACATATTGGGTAAGTGGCTGCACAGTCACTCTTTACATTTGGTGGAATGTAGCCACTATCACACGACCTAGGTCTACAATGTCCTTTAGTTTTGAGGGTAGTGTAGGATACGGGATCTTCTACTTCATCTTCATCTTTACCCGCAGCAAGAGCCGCAGCTTTAAGTTCGGCCCTCTCCTCTTTTGTACTAAAAGCATTCTTATTTTCCTCGAGGATTGTATAGTATCTACACCCAGCTGCTTCCGGGTTAGTATCACACACGTTATTCTTCATATTGTAACATGTACAGTGGAGGTCATCTGGTTTAGCCTGACAGTACTTTACCCATGTTTCATCGTATTTGTCTGCCAATTTATCTCTGTTACATCTACTATCACTTTTTATACGATCTTCCGCTGCTGTGCCCAATGTTATACCAGTCGCCACAGTTGATATATATGTGGGTCCATCTTCATTGAGACACCATTGAGGCCTCAAAACATTTGTCTGATCTCTATCCTCACATGTTTGACCACCCCCGATTTGTTCCGTATAGTTGCTGAGGGATTGACAAAACTCATCAGCTAAATTATCCCAATTAAAAGTGTCCTCACACCCAATACTTTTGACGTACTGAAGTCCATATGATGTTAAAGGCATCTTTTCGCGGTTTGTGAGATAGTCGTCGCCGTACTCCTCCTTGAGTTGTTTGGCAGTCTCTTCACATTGATCAATTTCTATGGGAGCGGCGGATAAATTATTATCACCAATATCACAATCTATGTACCCAAAGGCACACCCGGCACCCAGTAATAAAGCCATGGTACTCTACTAGTTGTGAATATTTTTATCATCGTCTGAACCTAGATGATCCAGAGTTACCACCACCACCTGAACTTACAAGTAATATCAATACTAGGATACAAACACATGAAATACATGAAGAGGCAACTGAACCCCCCGCACCAATCTTTTTGTTTGTGTCTTCCCCAGTGATGTCACTAAAGGAGAGGGGTATATACTGACCTATACCCACTGGAAGATCTGCTACAAAATTTGTAGCGGGATTTCCAGGGTTTGTTAAGTTACCGTCCTGGTCGTATTCTTTGCCTCCTATATTACATTTTGCATCGATCGTAGACTCAGTTAAGTTTTCAGCTGATATATCGTACCCACAAATCTGAACGGGTGACGCACAATTTTGATTTGAATTTTCAAGAATCCACTTGGAGGTACCCGCTTCTTCCTGGCACACTAGACCATAACACGCTTCACGACCAGACCATTCAGTTTTAAAAGCATCGGGTGTTTTCTCAACTAGGACATCATATGTTAAAGCCTTTGCGGCACACCCCGCAGCGTTTGAATTATCGTCACACACCCCATTCATCACATTGAAGCATGAACACCATGGATCGGCCGCACCCGTTTCAGTTATACAATATGTAGTCGCGAGTTGCACCCACGCATCCGGGCCTACGTACTCCTTCGTACACGCAGCGGCTGATTTTATCCTATCACCCACACCACAATATGTTCTAGCTAGGGCCGTGCCAGCATTCCGTTCTATGCAAGTAGCCTGACCGTCGGTACCACCAGGGTTCTTTTCGAAATTATCGACATTTGCACAGAATGTATCTCTCTGCTGTGATAACCATAGTGTCAAATGGTTACTACAACGGGAACCTTCTTGATTTGGATTGAAAGTTCTCAATGCCAATTCACTCGAAGCCGATTGGTAGGTAGAACAGGCTGGTGGAGGTGGAGGTGGAGGTGGAGGTGGAGGTGGATGATATGCTGTGGGATTACCCTGTGCTACATCGACTATCACACATGCAGGTGTGTATTTCATCAATTCGTTATCACAAGGGTTTCCTGCTCCCATGATGTTTTAAATCTACTATCTACTAAGATTTTATTAAACGTCCGGTCAACTTTAATAAAATTGGGTACACAAATTTTTACGCTATTTACAGAGTCTTCACGAGTTCCAAAAGTTTAGCCTTCTTGCCCTCTGTCGCGAGCGTCAGGATCTTCTCGAGTTTGGACTCATCATCGGTCATCTTCTTAGCCATACCATAGACGATGAATGGGTTAGGGTCTTGTCGGTCCTCCACGTAAAGGACGATGTCGGAAGAAGTTGCGACATCACCCTCCAACTTTTCAACTCGCCTGGGTCGCATTACCAACCAACCCACGATAGCTATGATAGCCACAATCAGAATGACCTGATTGGGTTTAATCTTTTTGAGGTTAAGTTTCATTATACATTTCAGTAACATTTTTTTTCTCAGTACAATTCAATATAACATGGGAGGAGGAGGAAAACAAACGATCAATCAAACCTTCGATATGTCTGCCCTCAACAAGAGTATCTATGAACAGACCACGATAAACTCAAACTCATCTATGGCAGCACAGGCTAACATCCAGAGTATGCAAATTGACCTGAGAAATATAGTTGCTTGTACAACCAACATAAGTCAGACTGTTAATGCTAGTGCAAGTGCAAGTTCTACACTCGATAATGAACAAACAACCGCGATTAAGAATGCTATCACCACCGAAATGCAAGCTGCAGTTCAGGCGCAAATTGATAAGGTTACAGAGGCTGGTAACTTTCAGTTTGGTGACAAACAGAATGTGAATCAGGAAGTCACACTGGCAGTTCAAAATGTTATTGAGAATAGCATCGTCACTGAAAATATCAACGAGGCTGTAGCGGAACAAGTGACCATTCAGGATGGTGTGTACACCATCGATGGTTACGATTGCACCCTAGGTGGCGAAATTAACTATAGCCAAGATATTACAGCCCAAGTTGTTGCGAATATAGTCACTAAAAATCTCACAGATTCCATCGCACAAAGTGATGTCTTGAATCAACTCCAAGCCGCCGCGGATGCAGCTACAAAGACGGAGAACAAGGGTATCGCCGATATTATCAATTCCATCTTTGAGGGTCTCACAGGTTGGATGAAGTATATCGCGATCGCCTCGGTTGTGTGCTGCTGCATGGTAGTTATTCTCGCTGTCGTGATGGGACTCTCACCAGCTGGTCAGAATGCGACTAGAAACATGAGTAAGGCCGCTAGTCGTAAGTTCTAAAAATAATTTTATAGCAATTCCACACCTATACATATATTCCAAATATGTATACGTAGTTAAAGCTATATTTAAAGAATTATATAATGATTCTGAGTATTGATGTTGGTATAAGGAATCTGGCTATGTGCTTACTTGATGAGGATCACAATAATATCGTTAGGGAGTGGGATGTCTCAGGTGTTCCACCCGAACATAAGGACGGTATCTATGTATCCCTACGAAAACACTTAGATGAGAGACCTTGGGTCCTCGGAGCCAAGACAATCCTCATCGAGAAACAACCCGACCGTAACAAGAAGATGGTCTCTGTGATGCATTTCCTACACGCGTATTTCATCATTAAGTGTCCTCAAGCTGAGACGATACTATATGACGCTCGTCACAAGATCCCTGATGTCGCGGGACCCGGTAAGGCGCAATACAATAAGAGAAAGAAGGCTGCCATAGAGAGGTGTGAAGCTTTTATCCGTCAAGATGATGTAAATGCACAATGGTTAGACACTTTCCTCAAGTCCAAGAAGAAGGATGACCTAGCAGACACTGTCATGCAAGCCCTAAGCTTCGTGAACAGAGTAGAGGTCACACCCGCATCAGCAAAAAAGAAAAAGAGTACGAAACTTGTAGCTCGCAAACCCAACGAGAATCAAAAGAGGACAAAGTATTCAAAGTCAAACTTGGCATGGATCTATCTCAATAAAGTGGAATGTGAAGTTCTTGAGAACAACAAAAGGTTTATAAAGGATCTCAAGCGGTACTATCGTGATATTGATGATTTGGTGAAGGAAATTAACACAAAATAATTTATACACAATTCTAAATGATACTTTATGTATTACTGTTGTCACTCTACTTTTACAGAGTGTTGCAAAACAGTAACAGTGAAAGACATCTAGATGATAATTTCTTTTTTGCACATTTCAGTAAGATTAATAACAAAAACTTTTTCGTGTACCCGGAATTATTGTTGACATCTCCGAAACACATCGTTCTAAACGAAGGTGAATCCTTATACATACCACCCAACTGGTGGCATTGGATTAGAAGTGAAAAGTCCATCGCTGTAAACTTTTGGTGTTTGGATAATTATAACGCCTTTAATGAACCCCGTGTATTACGTGATCAAATAGAAAATAGAGATGTGATAATTGAAAAAATTTCCAATTACAATTATTCTGTGATGATTTGGAATGGTTCAAATGATAAAACGAGTCCGGGTAAAATGAATATAAATGGAGACAATAACTATGTCATAACATTACCCGGGTATGGGAATACTAAAAAGAAAACGAATATTCCTCTACTCGACCACGTAAAAAAAGATATCGTGAAACCAAAATACTTCAAAGACATGGATGTTGATGTGAACCTATGGATTTCAGCTGGTAAGCATGATACAGGTCTACATTATGACGACAAAGCTGGAATATTATCAGTCCTAAAAGGTAAAAAGTATATAACCCTCTACCCCCCCCATAATTCTTCGTATCTACACCCATATGAAGTTGTCCCAAAATGGGCTAAAACAAAATCTTATAAAGTTGAGTATAACGTGTTCCACTTTGATAGGGAACTAAAAAATGCTTTACCTTCCTCAAGACTTTTATATGAATCCTTGAACGGTGCAAAGTATAGGAGTGATATAGTACAGAAATTAAGTGCATTTCCAAACAAAAGTGTGTGGGGTTGTAAAAAGCAGGGTGATCATATGAGATGGGAAGTGTATCAGTATCAGTATGACATCAAAGATTCTTCAAGAATATCTCCATTACTCAAAGATAGAGGTATCGTGATCACATCTACGGATGTATACGACACGTCAAATGTCATAGGAGATGAAGATCACATCTACACTCGCGACAATGGGTATATGGGTTATCCATTTTTTGGTCATGGGTATAAAAATGAAGATGATCCGGAAAGTATTTTTGTATTAGACGGAACTCAGAGATTCAAAACAAATTTTAGAGACTACATGAAAAAAATAGGTTTTGATAAAAACGTTGACAAGTTTTATTCCTATCAAAATCAATATAACTGTAAACATATATGCGTCCACAATAAAATGAATAATCAATTTTTCATTCAATACCTCGGTATAACAGTTGAAGACTTTGTATGGTTTTTAATTAAGTTTGGTTACGATACCCAATTGGTAAAACATGTCATAACAAATATGCATCTGTATAGAGATATCAACCACGAAATAACTATAGTGTACGATATAAAAACGGGTGAACCCGTCCGTTCAGGATTTTATGGTATCCTCATGAAGTAAATTAAGGAATTGAAGTGAGTACAGTATATACAATGAGCCTCACTATCCGAATGTCCGCCGCTACCAACAAACCCAACATTGATAAAATTATCAAGAGTAATAAGCGTCTTAGGGCTGCAGCACATTCTTCAAAAACGAATAGGAAACATCATCGTGTAGCAATTGATGAACTTGATTCATTTTTAGATCTCATCGATAACGCCATCGATGTCATGAATAATACTACAGTTGAAATTGAAAAGTCACAAGAGAAACTTTATGAGTTGTACGATTTTTGCGGAGAAGTACCTTTCGATGAGAGTTGTGATTATTAAAGATTAGAACGGATAGATTGTTATAATGAAGAAAGTATTGGATCATGGATTTGTGGAGTTGGTGGATCACATGCCCCAACAAGACCTAGATAAGGCTATTGTTGACGGTGCCCGTGTGAGTTATCAGACGGGTACTAAGACCACGCGTGGTGATCGTGGTCTCATTCGTTACCTTGTCCGCAATTGGCATACTTCACCACTAGAACTCGTAGTTTTCAAGTTTCGTATTAAGGCACCTCTATACATTGCTCGTCAGTGGTTGCGACACCGAACAGCATCGGTGAATGAGATGTCCGCTCGGTATTCTATCGTTGACGAGGAGTATTATGAACCAGAGATTCTTCGTGGACAGTCTGCTGTAAATCATCAAGGATCCGAGGGTATTGTGGAACTAGATGATGAATTGAATCAAGCTCTTTCTGAACAGTACAAACACGCATTTAAATTGTATGAACAACTACTTGAAAAGGGTGTATGCAGAGAACAAGCACGTGGTGTTCTCCCCCAATCTACCTATACCTCATTTGTCTGGAAGATGGACCTCCATAACCTCATGCATTTCCTTCAATTGAGGATGGATCATCACGCACAGAAGGAAATCCGTGACTATGCTATAGCCATTTACGAATTGATTCAACCCTTAGTACCCCTATCTATGGAGGCATTCCAAGATTTTAGAGTGAATGCTATGCAGTTGACAGGACCTGAGATTGAGGCAATTGCCGATGGTAAACCCATCGAGAGTCCTGGTGAAAATAGGGAATTCCAAGAAAAGTTAAAGCGCTTAAAAATAAAATGTCAATGATAAGTACTTTATAAAAATGAGTATGACTACTATCACCAAAATTTGCACCAACCCCGTACACAAGAACTCTCTTGACCCGGAATTATCCAGGGGGTCCCACACAGCTTGTGAGATTAAACCAAAATCTCACACTAAAGATACTATTAAGTACATTCCCACTGAATTAAAGTATGAAGATACAGCATGTGCTAGAATGGAGGCTGCGCGTCGTCCTCGCGCCGTAGCGAGAATGAAGAAACTTAAAAATTAAATGTCATTACAATACAAAGTAAAATGCTTGCCATTACAAACACTTTCACCGTATTCGCCGCCGATAAGAAGAACAAGGGATTTAAGAAATTGAGTAAGAAGATCCAAAAGGAACGTGACACTGACGTGGATAAGATCAAAGAGAAGTTCTCTGATGTTTTCCGTGATGAACAGCGTCGTTTGAAGGGATACTTCGAGGAACATAATAAGTTGATCAAGAAGGATGACAAACCTAAGAAGAGTGGTAAAAAGTCTATTGACTTTTACGAAAAGTAAACCATAAGGTACACAAAACAAAAAACATTGCCAGGGGTGGATTATCCCCAAACTTCTCAGCCAATAGAGCGCACACCACGCTGTACTGGACGAGCCTAATTTCCTGTTGTGTTTTGATCATCGTTCGTTTCATAGATCCTCTAGACCTTTGAAGTCCGGTGACAGCCGTATTTATCTTACTGATTGTCCCGGGTATCTCCGTCGTCTTCATGAATATGTCACCAACATCCACAGATTCTATAATTTGTTGTTGGATGAGGGGTTCCAGATATGTGAAATAGTTAAAGTCTGGATCAAGTTTGAGACATATACCTTCAATTGTAGAGAAGGCTTTGGCGAGGTATACGAAACTACTGGGTACGACGAATGGCTTTTCCATAGCAAGCTGTGTTGCGAGATCATCCTTCACGATTCCAGAACCATCTAGGGTTTCCAGGTACCCTAAAATAGTTTCAAAGAAGAGTTCAATATCTGAAACATCCGAAGATGTTGGAACAATCACACCCAACTTCACTAGGGTGTCAACTATACCAGCAGTATCCCTCGTGATTATGAATCCAAATAGTTTTGTGAACCCATCCCTAAGTTCATCGGAAAGTGGTATGAGTAATCCAAAATCATAAAACACAAGTTTCCCCTTTGATGAGAATCCCAAGTTACCGGGGTGTGGGTCAGCATGGAAGAGACCATTATCCATAGTTTGGATGACGTATGCGTTTATGAGGGCTTCGCATATCTTATTCTTATTCACTCTCTTGTCTGTAATCTCAGTCAGTTTCGTTGACGCGACGTATTCCATGACTATCATTTCATCGTTTGAATACTTTTTGTAGACTTTCGGAACTTTTACCCAATCAATATCTTTCATACTTTTTTGAAACTTTATCGCATTATCAACTTCTTGTTTATAGTCCGCCTCTCCTAATAGATATTCTATAGACTCATTGAGAACCGTCCCTGAACTATTTCCCGTGTCAATACCTATGCGCTCGAGGAAGTGTACAATATCGCGTATGTTATCGGTATCTTCTTTCATGATATCCAGGATTCCTGGGCGTTTTAATTTTACAACAACTTTTTGACCGTTTTGGAGTACAGCCATATGGACTTGACCGATACTCGCAGATTTAAATGGTACAGGGTCAAATTCTTTAAAAATATCGTAATCTACAATCGTATCGAATTCCACGGGAGGGACATCATCTTGTAATGATTCCAACTCTTTTGTGAACTCTGGTGGATAAAGATCCCCTCTCGTCGAAGCGATTTGTCCTAATTTTACAAATGTCGGACCAAGTTCAAGAAGTTCATTCTTCGTCCACTTACCAAGTTCCTTTTTGTTTTGTACAGTGGCATTTTTCCACAGAAACTTACCAGCAAACTTCCATGTTTTCAACCTTCTACTAGGAACTTCTTTGATTGGTACATGTTGAGCAACACATAACATTCTACTTTCTATAAATGTTTTTATTTTCTTAATATATATAAATGACAAAAATCGCTAATTTGTTTTCACCCGTGACTAAACCAGCGGAAATGCTCGTTAAATCTCAACCCGTATTATTTTCGTTGATTATCCTTTACCAGGGTCTTTTCTCTGGTAACGCGATACGGATTCCTCAACGACTAAGAAGTTTATTCGATAATAAAATATTTCGTCTTCTATCTCTCATGCTAATCGCATTCAGTGCAACGAAGGATATTGAGTATGCTCTCATATCAACCATTATATTCCTTGTTGTGATGTATACCGTGAAGACTCCAGAGGAGCGCAAGACTCATGGATTCATTTAAAATATTTCTAAATTATAAATGGCACTTGCGAAAACTCTGAGTCTCAATTTCGTGTCTATCCTACTTTTCACACTCATGTACTTTACCATCTCCAAGGCGGGTGGTGAACAATTTAATGGATTGGATAAAGGATCCGGCTTCTTGGATCATCTCTACTTTGCCTTCACCGTTCAGTCCACAGTTGGTTTTGGTGACATCTACCCCATTAGTCCCATGGCTAAGATGGTAGTCATGGTTCAGCAATCTGTTCTCATTTTGGGTGTTCTCGAACTCCTCTCCGAGGCTAGTCCAACTGCCGTTAAACAAATGATTCCAAATGCAATGAAAAAAATGATGTAAAAATTATATATCGGCTAAAAGTAGAATGAAAGTTCATATAGTAGGAGCTGGTCCAAGTGGAATGTCCCTTGCTTGGGAGATACTCAGGTCGGGTGACCACGATATTACAATCTATGATAGGAAGTCTTCAGCCGGTGGATCGTGGTGGGAGCCCACTGAAGAAGTGAGGGATCTTCATGCACATCGTATAGTGTTTGATAAAGCGTTTGTCAACACCCAAAGTCTCTTCGGGGAAATGGGTATCAAATGGAACGCTATATTTGAACCCGTTCAAAAAGATATATATGGATTCTCGTTTCGTTCGTTGTCCCTAAAAGACTATGGAGCCCTGACATCCCTATCTTCTAGGGTACTCACCAAACCCCAAAAGTACAAGGGTGTCTCCCTCAAAGAAGCCATAGGTCCATTGAGTGAAGGTGGACAGAGACTACTGGAACATCTCCCTCTCATCATGGATGGTGTCACTTGGGATGTCATGTCTGCTTGGGAGTTTGTGAGAAGTTTTGATCACGTGGCTCTCTCCAAGCAGTATACACAGAGGGTCTCAGGTAAAGTAATGTGTGACGCTATGCAGAAAGCTCTAGAAGATGTTGGGGTGGATTTTGAGTTTGAAAAAGAGTTGACGAGTGTTGAGTACATGGAGGATGGATACACAGCCGAATTCTCCGATAGAACTACAATTGGTGATGGAATGTTGTTTTTGTGTTTGGACAACAGTCCAGCCCTAAAACTTTTGGGAGACAACTGGGGTCCCGAGGCTGAAAAGAAGGTTCGTGAGAGTACTTACGGTTGTATAAATCTTTTGTTAGATTTTGATGAACCCATAGAACTTAAGGATGATTTGGAAATTGCCGCGACAACAAAATTAAACCTCCAACCAGTCGTTCTTTCGGATGATAAGACAGTTTCGTGTCTCATTTGTGACTTAACAGAAGATATTCTCACAACACCACCAGAAGAGTTGAGGACCCTCATACTCGGTGAACTTGACGTACCTTTACCTAGGGAGATGCGTTTTGGTTGGGGTGCAAACTGGGATGGAGAGCGTTGGCAATTCTCCCAATCCTCGGGGGTCTTAAGCCTCTATGGACAACTCCCCTTCTTCGGTAAGTGCCCCAACGTCGCGATGTGTGGTATGATGTCTCCTAGAAACACACCTTATTCCAGTATTGAGGCGGCTGTGGAGGTGTCTAGGTCCCTCAGTCATAAATGCTTTGGAACTCGGGAACCATTGAATCCCCTCCTCCTCACACAAGTTATGTCAATGACACTTTTAGTGCTTATAGTTTTAATTCTCATATATCGTAACAGAAACATATGAAGTTTCTAGCAAAAGTGCATACACCCATGTATGACCACAACGATAAGAAATACATTCGTTTGGTCATTCCTGAAAATTATGCTGAAATCGTAAGACGTGTGCAACTCAACAAAGCCTGGTTGGTAAAAAATAAACACTTAGATGACCCCTTAGATGGTCGTGTGTTGACAGTGAAAGTTCCGTTCCGATATAGGAGAGTGATGTGTGAGGTCAAGGGGGAACCTCTCCAATCTCTTATAAAGGATGATGAAGTTGGAGTTGAAATAGACTTCAAAGGTGTTTGGAATGTTGGCAATTACTCGGGTTTCTCTTGGATACTCATGAGTTCCTCATCGGGTTCCTGATTGGGATCATTGGGTAGGTCAATGGTCTTGAGACCACCCCTCTTAAATCCCTCAAAAGTTTGAAGCATACCCTGGAGGCGAAACACTTCTTGGGACATCTTCTCAATCTGATTACGAGTTTGCTTAATATTATCTTCAATATCTATGACGGGCATTTACTCATTTAAAGTTTCAAGTCTTTAAATGAGTAGATCATGACAACTCTTACAAGGACTGGATACCTCGTAAGTGAGGGTCCTTTACAGGAAATTAAAAAAGAACTTACCGTAAGACCGCAAGTCAACGGAGACTATGGATTTCCTCCACCACCTTTCAAAGTTTTCAGAGCAACTAAGAATGGAGTGTGCGTTCCAAGATTCTACGGAACTACTAAACTTGGAAAGCCCACACAAGATAAAAGACCCGAACCAGCTAGATCCAAAGCCAATTTTGTTGGACAGCTCAGAGATGCAACCCATCAGAATGAAGCATTGGCAGCAGCAATTGAAGCAGGGCACGGTGTCCTTTCTTTACCATGCGGCTACGGCAAAACGACGGTATCCTTGGCCATAGCGTGTAAGTTGGGGTATCGTACAATGATTGTTGTTCACAAGCAGTTCCTAGCAGACCAATGGCGGGAACGCATTCAGCAGTTTTGTCCAGGTGCAACGATAGGTATAGTTCAACAGGATAAGAAAGAGCTTGAATGTGACTTTGTAATCGCTATGCTCCAGTCCCTGTCCCTCAAAGAATACTCCTTCAGTGACTTTGATTCAGTGGGAACCCTAATTGTTGATGAAGCCCACCATATCTGTGCGAAGGTATTTAGTCAGTCCCTCTTCAAGATGTGTCCTAAGCATATCTATGGACTCTCGGCGACTCCAGAGAGGAAGGATGGTCTCACTAAGGTACTCCACTGGTTCATGGGTCCCACTTTCTTTGCTGTTGAGAGGAAGAATCAAGAACAAGTGGAGGTGTTCCCTATAACATTTGAATCATTTAACTACAGGAACCCTCCACCCTCCATGAGGAATGGAAAGATTTCAATGCCCAATATGATCACAGAAATTGTTGAGGATCGGAAGAGGAACCAAATGCTGGTAGAACTTGTGAAGAAAGCTTCAGCTGGTACGAGACAGCTTCTCGTTCTAAGTGATCGTAGACAACATTGTGAGATGCTCCATCAATGTTTCCCAAAAACTTCTGGTCTCTATATGGGTGGTATGAAGGAAGCAGCTTTACAAGAGTCTTCAAAGAAGAAGATCATCTTTGCGACGTTCTCACAGGCACACGAGGGTCTAGACATCCCAACCCTAGATACAGTTATTTTGGCTTCACCCAAGTCTGATATTACCCAAAGTATTGGTCGTATCATGAGGGAAACAAAGGGTAAACAGAACAACCCACACATCTACGATGTTCACGACCCATGGTCACTCTTCACAGCCATGTATTATAAAAGAATGAAGATCTATAGTCAAGGTGGTTTCAAAATCCATGGTAAGGGTGCAGAAGAAAAGAAGCAGGACTTCCCTCAGGGAAAGTGTCTGTTTTTATAATCTGAACATCTATTAAATGTCTGGTGCATTAATACAACTTGTGTCAAGGGGTGTACAAGATGTATATCTCAATAGTGAAGAGGGGCATTCTTTCTTTCGTATGAAGTTTACGAGGCATACAAACTTTTCTCAAGCCCCAAAGTTCATCAAGACTGTTACAGATAAAGATCCTGTTTTTACCGTTCCGGTTTTAGGTGATCTCGTGAATTGTTTATGGTTTGAGGGTGTTGATAAAAACTCTAACGTATCCTCAAATCTTCTTTACAACTCCACGATTGATCTATTTATAGGAGGTCAGAAAATAGATTCTCAACACTATGACTATTACGCAGATATATGGCCCAATTATCTCGCAGACACGTATACCAAATCTCAAGAACTAACAAACAAGACAAGTATTTCACATAGAAACTTCCAACCCCTCCATTTCTTTTTCTGTGACCACGGAGCATTTCTACCCCTTGTATCATTGGCACATCATCAAGTTGAAGTTAAAATAAATTTTGATCCGAGTAGTTTAGATGGCTACAGTGAAACACAAAAGCGTATCAATGTATATGCAAATTATGTATATCTAGATAAAGATGAAAGAGAGTCCATGGTGGAGAGGCAGATGGACTTTGTAATTACACAGACACAAAAGGTGGAATACCCTCTATCTAATGTTTTCAACAATGATATTGAATCCGGTGGATACAACGATTTGGACATATCGTACTTCAATCACCCAGTTAAATCTATATTCTTTGGATATAGTGCGACCAGTAGTGATCCCACGAACGATCGTTTTACATTTAAAAATGCAGACATTCATATGAATGGAACACCTCTACTCGAAAATATGACACCCACTTATTTTCACACAGTCCAAAACTACTACAAATCTAAATATGGTGTATCAGATTATAGGGTTGATACCGAAGATCTTATGTACACGAGATATTTCGTATACCATTTTGGTCTAAATGCATCAGACTACAACCCCTCTGGTAGTTGTAATTTCAGCAGGCTCGATAATGCAAAACTCATATTGAGGGGTGTGGAGAAGGGTACTCTTAGAGGAGACCAAAATGATATCTGTGTGTTTGCTGTGAACTACAATGTTCTCAGGATTAAGGATGGTTTGGCTGGAATTTTATTCGGTAACTAAAGTATAAATGGGTAGAACAGCTAGGTTTGATCAAATCTATGTTGCAAGTCTTGAAGCAGAACCCGTTGAGAGTGAAACACTTACAGGTGTTAACAGTATTTTAACTAGGGAAATTGAGGCTAATGAAATTAAACTTGTAGTGAATGATGGAATCAAGGGGCGTTTAGCTCTGGCAAACAATATACCAACCAAACAGTTTTCTGTTGGTGAAAAGCTTTTTATTGATAAAGATGATACCATCGTATTTGATCTCCAAGCGCGTGGTAAGGCATCTCGTTTCTTTGTGGATAATCAGCTCGCTGTGGGTACGACGAATCCCACAAAGGCTTTTCAGGTAAATGATGGTGATACTAGGAAGGTTGACATTGATTTAACTGGTCGTAACCTCATGACGGTGAGTGGTAACCTCGTGGCTACAAATGTTATCGTTGAGGACCAACTCACTTTTGGGTCAAAGCTCATTATTGATGGTTTGGCTTCTAACATTATTACTGTGAATGGTGGTATGAAAACGGAAAAACTGAGCGTTGGTTCTAATGTAATAATAACTGATAGTGACGCGAATGGTGGTAGCACCGAGTATCCCAATAACGTAGCTGTGATCACGGGTAATGTCACAGTTGACGGGGGTATGTATATTTACGGTAATACACGGATGTATGGTAATCTTTTTGTGGCTGAAGAGGTTACATACCAACGTATTGTGAACCTTGTTGTTGAGGATACAACTATCACATTTGGTACAGGTAACGATGGCGCAAATGAGCCAATGCTTTTGTTTACACATGATCAAGATGAGTCAAATATTGCTTTTGGATTTAGAACTGGAGATCGCGGAAAAGAGATGGGTTTGTTTAGAACTGAAGGTGGACCACTCGATACAACATTTACTCTAGATGATACTGTGAGTACAAATCTCCACGTATTCGGTGATATTTATACTTCAAATGCAGTGGGTGTAGCTAATATTTTTCCTACCCACGACCTTTGTGTGGGCTCCAACCTCTTCGTTGAAGATACAGGTTCCAATGTATTGGAGGTACATGGAAACACTTTTACGGAAAACTTAAAAGTTGGTTCAAATATTACAGTTGGTAACGATATAATTGTAATAGATCCAACTAATAAAGATGTTGCTATAATCAGTGGTAATGTGAAAGTAGATGGTTTACGCACTACAGGTACGGAGACTTCGGGTATATCTAATCTGGTACCCACTGATACCCTCTCAATTGGATCCAGGGTATACGTCAACCTTACAGCTGCAAATACACTCACAATTTTTGGTAACACCGTGACAACAAACCTGATTACACAATCCATTAGTTCAACTTCCAAGATAACGATTCACTCCGATAGATATGGTGGTGATAGTCTTCTAGATCCACTTATCCTCAAATCCGGACCAACTTCCTCAAATGTAAGTTCTATTGAGATATACGGTGCGAGTACATCCAATACTCATCAAAACATTAGATTCAAAACCAGAAATCATGAGAAAATGAGAATTACATCAAACGGTCAAATTGGTATAAATACAACAAATCCAACGCAAAAGCTTACTGTAAATGGAAACGCTTTTGTTATGGGTAGCAACGTGTTAATGTTTGGAAACTTGTGGGGAACGACATCAAATACCTCTATGCAAATGTTTTCAAGTCCTAATGTAGGTGAAAACAAAGTTGAGAATATAGTCAAAACTGGTAAAGGTCTCAACTTTTATGCAAGTACCACAGCTACTATGGGTACACCAATACTTACTATTTTGGAATCCTCTAATATTGGTATTAACACTCAAACACCTCAAGGTACTCTACATGTAAATGGTTTAACATCGTTTATAAATAATCCAGTAACTAAAATTAATGGCTACAATCACTTAGGAACACCTTTAGTGGTAAGCAATAATCAACCTATTACGAACACAACAGATTTAGCATCAGTATTACATTTAGCTAGAGAAGGTAATGGAACTGAACATGCAGCGAGAGCTACATTCCAGTTGGGTAAACATGAAAACACAACTGGAACATCAAAATCTAGACTTGATATTGTTATGGGTCATGATGATTACGCCGTAGATACAAGTATTATGACAATTCTAAGTTCCGGTAAGGTGGGAATAGGTGTTACACAACCAGTCGCTCACCTTGAAATAGACTGTGTGGGTATAGCCGATCCCATAGAAAATGGTATACTTGTACACAATACGACATCTGGTGATGCCATCATGGCGGCACAAACTAACTTATCGGACGGAAATTCCTTCACCTCTTACATACAGACAGATGGTGTAACCTTATCTGGATGGTCCACTGGTGTGGCGGGTGCTGATGGTGATTTCAGAATTATAAATAATCACGAAAGACTTGTAAGAGAAGTTGATGTCGGTCTATACATTAGTGGATCTACGGGTGATGTGGGTATAGGCACCGATGTTCCCCGTGGTAAATTGGAAGTCGCCGGTAATGTTGTGATTGGACATCAACTCACATTTGGGGGTCTTACTGGTGATGAATTTGGAAACACCATTTTTGTAGAAAGGAGTTATTCTGAATCTTTTGATAAGAATGAACTCGTGTTATTCAAGGGTAATAAAACGGACAGTTCTGCAAATGAATCTGGTCCTTCCAGAATTAGACATATTGCGGGTGAACACGTATTTCAAACTATAGGTATAGACGGTGAATCTTTCGAAGACACGATTGAGACCATCGGTGAAGGAACGGGGGATGTCCCCCTCTGTATTACAGATTTGGGAACCGTTGTGATAGGTGGTAGTCGTGCAGATGCAGCTGCTGCTGCGGGGCGAACAAATACTAAACTCATTGTTAAGGGTGATATTGAGTTTGCGGGAACAGGTACATTTAAGCTGACGGGTTTCCAATTTTTAACGACGACTGGAGTTTCATCACGGAATATTCTCCGAAATGTTTTAAATGGTGGTACACGCCGTCCACTCTTATTTACACACGATGATGGTTTAGGTGGAGATTCGGAATTTGCCCGTTTTGATAGTGCTGGTAGATTGGGTTTGGGTACAGAATCCCCAACCTCCAACATACACGTTTATGATACGACACCCGGTGATGTGAATATCATGAAACTTCAGAGTACTGGTAATGATAAACAGACGAACCTTCTCATATATACCAATGATGATGAGGGTGGTTTTATAAGAGGGTTCAGCAACTTGGAAAATAAGACAACTGGTCTCTGTCTGGGTGTAGCTAATACTGTCACCGGGATCACAAGTTCTATTCATCTAATTGACACAAGTAACGTGGGTGTGGGAACCCCTACACCTGGACGACAGTTTCATGTTGTTGATCATAGAGATCCATCTCTCGGTTTAACGGGTGTTGCGAGATTTGAGAGTGTATCCTCAAATGCCAGTATAGAACTTACAACCACCGGTGGTAACTCTAACATTTATGCAGATACAACGGGTAATGTATACATACATCCCTCTCAAATTGGACGACAAACCACATTTATCCAAAGTAATGTTGTGATTTCAAGTGATTTAACGGTAGATGGTATTATTGACTTCAACACCATTGGTATCGGACTTGGTGCTGGTGTAGCAGCTGCAACAGATCTTGAAGTGGGTGGTGGTACTATAGTGGGTTCCACAGAAGTTTCCCGAAAGACATACTCTAAAAATTTCTCCATTGGTGACGGTCGTGCCAAAGACATTCAATTGATGTTTGGTCCGGGTGCCTTCTATGCCAAGATCGTGTCCATGTTGAGAAGAACTGATGGTTCAACGACAAAGGATTTGAGTACTATGATCCTTGAAGTCCAAGGAGGTTCTGGTGATGAGGGCACTCCAACCGATCTTGACGTAGCTGTGGGTACGAAGAACATCTTCGGTGGTACAAATAGCTTCCCATGGAGTCCAACTATAACAGCTGGTACGAGGGGTATAAGTATAATACCATACAATATTGATGGTACACGTGTATATTCCTATGACATTTCGGTGGAATTGTTGACATCATCTGGTGGAAAACTAATAAAAATCACACGCGATCTTTCAAGTGAGGATGACCTTGACGATGGTACGGGTGGTTCGACAGAAATTACAACTTTTAGTTATTAACCAATTTTACCATTTGGGGAGAACCCAAAGGTAGAATCAATTTATTAATTATGCCCTGATGGAATCAGAGACGGCTAAGAAAAGAACGCCGACAATGAAAGCCATGACGACGTAATTACATTCACTTTCTTCGAGACCAGTTGGTTCTGACTTGACCTCGGCCTTTTTTGTGACGACGGGCTGCTCACGTCGCATTGGAGGTTCCAGTTCCTCCAAAGGACAGTAACCTATCATTTATACTTTAGTTAGAGATTAATTTCCGTTTTCTTCTTTCTCCGGGTTCTCTTTGCCTTGGATCCACCGACCGAAACCTCCTTGATCTCACCACCAGTGGATTCTCCTGAAATAGAGACAATGTCAGAGACATCGTCATCATCCTGATCATGTACCGAGGCTGAGTTGTTGCTTGGCATGGAAGTGTTCATTGGTGGGGGTGGGGGCATCATCACACCACCCATGAGACTGGAGATGTCAATCCCAGGACCCTGCATCTCATATTGTCCGGTGCCACCAACTGGGGCGGCATCAGCAGATCCTGAGGGTGCACGGGTTGTATTTTGAACCGCGGACATCATATTCTTCACGAGGTCTGGGTTCTGCTTGAGAACATCGTTCATATTGGGGAGGGCACTCTTAAACATAGAGTTTGTGAGGTGGAACATCATCGCCGAACCACCTAACATCATGATGAGTTTGACCTCTGGAGCGACGTTCACCTTGGATCTATACTTCACGTAAAGCTCTTCAAAGACACCATCATAGTCGTCCACCCCCTCCATGACAGACTCAGACCAACCTTCTAACTGAATCTCAAAGGGGTTATACCTCTTATTAAGGAACTCCAGACCAGTCACACAGGCCACAAGCATACGACGAGAAAAGCGAACAGACTGTTCAACATCAATACTGTAGGTAATCCTCTTGACTTCTGTACGAAGTTCTTCAACATTGGAGTAGGCGTTCAACCTCTTATTGACAGCAAACCCCTTCTTTTCAAGCCGACCCAACTTATTAATGAGGTCCGCTTTCTCTTCATCCACCGAGCTGTATCCCTTGGATGGTGCCTCTTCACTATGGGGTCCTGGACCATCATCAGCATCATCAAAAAACATTGGTTCATCTTCGCCGTAATCAATCTCCTCATCCATATGTGGTTGGGTAGGAGCCGACTGTTTGTTTGGGTTGACAAAAGCATCCATAGACTCCTGGTGCTGCTGTTGCACATATGGTTTGTTAGTTACAGGACGACGCACAGGCTGAGGACGGGCGGTGGAAATTTCAATTTCATCCATGAGGGCTTGTTCGTCTGCATCTAACTTCATAACATTTGTAGTTCCACGATCAATGACAATTTCTTCGTCCATCTACTCTCTATATGGAAACTATTAATTAACCTTTAACGCATTTTCAAAAAAATATGTCCGTACATTATAAATGTACACCCTTAACCGTGCCAACCGAAATGCTCTCATCAGTATTTTCAGCCTGATCGCTGTGATCTTTGTTCTTGGTATTTTCAAAACTACCAGCAAGTATCAGCCTAGACCAATTATCATCAAAGCTATCAACGAGAAGTCTCTCTTTGGTCTCGAGAACCGCATCGCATGTGTCCCTGGTCACACCAGTGAGGGTAGCCCATACACCAAGAGCTTGACTCCAGGTGGACTCTGTGGTGCCCAAAAGCTCGTCTCCGAGCAAGCGGGTTACGGGATTGAGGATGGAATCGGTGGATCTTTAATCTAAGCTATTATAAATGGCTTTGGTTACTTCTCCCCAAACTATTCCAGATCTTGATTATGAATATCATGTCATAACTGTTGATTCCATTGGTCAAGACAGTGCCAACACTTTTACTTGCCATCTCCAGCAGCCCCTCAAAAATGTTGTTCAGGCTAGACTCCTCGCCGCTCACATTCACTCTAACGTTGTCACAGAACATTGCTATGTTTCTATTGAAGAATTGGATACCATCTTTAATGACAGGGCTTCCAATGTTCTCACTGGTCAATCCCATATGAGTATGATTAGGGGTTCTTTCGCGAGTATCGTGACAGATAGTACTACTCACGAAGACGGTAACTCTCTCATCAGCTTCAAGGACAACTATCCCATCGTTAGCCAGTATGTGAACCCGATCCGAGGAATTGATCGTCTCAGTGTTACGATTAGAGATCAAACCGGTGCTACCATCAAAAACTCTTCGGATGGTGGTGCCAACTTTTTAGTTTTTAGATTTGTGTGTAGAAAACCAAACTTGTAATTTTCTCCCTTTAAAGTAGTAATAAACATGTCTTCGGGTATTGTTCAATTAGTGGCAATCGGCGCTCAGGATGAGTACATCATGGGCAACCCGGAGATATCGTTTTTTAATTCCACGTTTAAAAGACACTCCAATTTTTCACAATCCATCGAGAAGCAGACGATACGCGGAGATGTGAAAAATAATTCAATGTCAAGTGTTCAGATTGAAAGGTCTGGTGATATGCTCGGCTACATTTACCTCACCATAGATGATACAAATCAAGCTGTAGACACTTCTCGCTGGGATCTTCTCATCGATAAAATTGAACTTCTGATTGGTGGTTCTGTTATTGATAGTCAGGACTCTATTTTCACTGAAAAAATTGCGATAGATACATTCGCTCAAAACATTTCTAGGTCTGCGATCGGTACACACCCAGGTGTTCACGCGCGTTCGTATTTTTACCCCCTTCGCTTCTTTTTTTGTGAAGGACCACAATGTGCCCTACCTCTCGTAGCCCTTAATTACCACAACGTTGAGCTGAGAATTCATTGGGGTTCACAAGCTGCCAACTATAATTTTGAAATGTATGCAAACTATTACTATCTAGACAATGAAGAGAGGGGTAACATCGCGACAAGAAAACACGATCTTCTCATCACCCAAGTTCAAAAGAACATTCCAAGTGGTGAGACTGTCCAAGATCTCATCTTCAATCACCCAGTAAAGTATCTCGCTTCTTCGGATACAACTACAGATGGCGCTCTCACTTCACCAACAAATAAAATAAAATTAAGCATAAATGGTGTTGAATTAACCAATTATAAATGGGGTAAACCCCACTTCATTGATATTATGAGTTACTATCACACAAACAATGTGACATCCCCAGATTTCTTCCTCTACTGCTTCTGTCTTATGACAAGTTCACTTCAACCAACTGGTACCCTAAACTTCAGCCGAATCGAGTCAGCCAAACTCATGAGTGAAACTTTACCCATAAATGACCCAATATATGCAGTCAACTATAACATCCTCCGTATACAAAATGGGATGGCAGGTCTCCTTTACGCAAATTAATTTAGCCTCATATATTAAATGGTGAAGAACTTACCGTCAGTAGAGAGATCTACCCAAATTAGATTTGGTAAGAATGTACCTGATGCTACAGAACAAGCAGAAAATACAATTGTGTTCAATGCGAGTAATGTTTCGTTTGATGTCAGTACTCCCGGTGCAGTATATTTATCTCCAATTCGCGTAAGAACTGACTATACGGATTCGAATGTTGTTCTACTCATGTATGACAAATTTACCAAAGAAATCACAGAATCCGGTGAAGCTGCTACAGATATTATTGAACCAACTTTACAAAGTGCAACACAATTCGGTAACGTTACTTCAAATATCTCCGTTTTTACTGGTTCTGCACTAGATGCACAAAGTATAAGTATTATAACTTCTAATTCAGTCGGTGTAGTAAATACAGCTCCCCAAAACCATACACTCAGTGTCGGCTCTAATTTATATGTACACGATACAGGTTCAAATGTCCTCGTCGTTTCAGGTAATGTTGCAATTCTTAGGAATCTCGTGATTGACGGCAATCTTCGTGTAAATGGAGATACCAGTGTGATTTATACCGAAAACACATCTATCAAGGATGCTCTCATTGAACTCGGGACAAATAATGGAGCGGGTGATACGACGCTTGATTTGGGTATTTTGATGCATAGACCGGGTGCGTTATCAAATGTTGTTATTGGCTACCGAGAGGGTACCGATGAATTTGCTTTGGCGTATACCGATGCAAAACCAACTGATAAGACATTTACTCCAAAATTGGATGAAGACATTAATGTCCATGTATACGGTTTAACCCACGTGGATGCTAATATTTACGCACATGAAGATGTACTCGTTACGGGGAATGCATATATCACTGGAAATGTCGTAGCCTACAAAGACTTTACTCTCACTGGTAATGCATACGTATCTGGTAATATTTCCATCATAGAAGAATTGACAATTAGTAACAATGTCTACGCCGATAAAGACCTTGAAGTTATGGGTAATGTTTACGTAGATGGAAATGTCGTAGCCTACAAAGATTTTACTCTCACTGGTAATGCATACGTATCTGGTAATGTTTCAATTACCGAAGAATTGACAATTAGTAACAATGTCTACGCCGACAAGGACCTAGAAGTTTTGGGTAATACTTATATCACTGGAAATGTCGTAGCCTACAAGGATTTCACATTGACTGGTAACGCATATGTATCTGGTAATGTTTCAATTACCGAAGAATTGACAATTAGTAACAATGTCTACGCCGATAAAGACCTAGAAGTTATGGGTAATGTTTACGTAGATGGAAATGTCGTAGCCTACAAAGACTTTACTCTCACTGGTAACGCATATGTATCTGGTAATGTCAGTATCACCGAAGAGTTGACCATCTCCAATAATGTGTATGCTGATAAGGACCTTGAGGTTATGGGTAACGTATATGTGGATGGAAATGTTGTAGCCTCTAAAGATTTTACCCTAACTGGCAATGCCTATGTGAGTGGCAATGTCAGTATCACCGAAGAATTGACAATTAGTAACAATGTCTACGCCGACAAGGACCTAGAAGTTGTGGGTAACGTCTATGTGGATGGAAATGTCGTAGCCTCCAAGGATTTCACATTGACTGGTAATGCGTACGTATCTGGTAATATTTCCATCATAGAAGAATTGACAATTAGTAACAATGTCTACGCCGACAAGGACCTAGAAGTTTTGGGTAATACTTATATCACTGGAAATGTCGTAGCCTATAAGGATTTCACATTGACTGGTAATGCATACGTATCTGGTAATGTTTCAATTACCGAAGAACTTACCGTTAGCAATAATGTATATGCCGACAAGGACCTAGAAGTTTTGGGTAATACTTATATCACTGGAAATGTCGTAGCCTCTAAGGATTTCACATTGACCGGTAATGCATACGTGTCCGGGAATGTTTCAATTACCGAAGAACTCACTATCACAGGAAATGTCTACGCCGACAAGGACCTAGAAGTTTTGGGTAATACTTATATCACTGGAAATGTCACGATTGATTCTACAACCCTCCATGTAGATACAGAAACTAACCGTGTGGGTTTGGGAACAATAACACCAAAATCCACTCTCGATATTGTTGGTAATGTCTACGTGACTTCAAATATTAGCACAGCTTCTAATGTTCTTATTACCGGTACCGCAGCTGCTACTTCTAAAACCACTGGTGCTCTCCAAGTAACTGGTGGTGTAGGCATTCAAGGGGATCTATATGCTACACATGCAAATCTGGAGGATGTTGAGGCTGATAGCCTTACGGTTACAGACACAACTCACTCTACTTCTAAAGATACTGGGGTCCTCGTAGTGACCCAAGGTGGACTAGGTGTTGAAGCGAACATTCACTCTACAAATGTTTTCGCGGCTTCCCACATAGGTGTAGGCACTTCTGCTACTTCTAATACTTTTGATGTTCGGGGTACAGCCAACGTGGGTGCCCTCGTTACGACATCTACCCATATTTCAGACTCAACCACGGCTTCCACTAAGTCCTCGGGTGCCCTCCAAGTGACTGGTGGTGCAGGTATTCAAGGTACTTTGTTTGCAGCTGACACGACTCTGGATAGTGTTAAAGTATTAAATATGTCAACAGGTACGCTACCCTTTACAGATGCAAATAAAAAATTAGTTAATTCTCTCATTACTCAAAATGATGATGGTTCAATCACAATCAGTGGAAATATGGAAATCGCGGGTAATATTAGTGTGGTAGGTAATACATTTGCACTCACATCAAATAACGTGATTATAACTGATCGTATCCTTGATTTAGCTAATAATAATGCATCTAGTTCACTGGATATTGGTATTCTCATGGAACACCCCGGTAAGAATATATTCATTGGTCATCATACCAATCCTCATGACCACTTTTCTATCGGTTATACAGACGCGGGTTACACAGCTGATCAAGTAGAGTGGAACGGTACAGATCATATTACCGCAAATATATGGGGGCACCTCATCACACAAAACACTGTGACAGTTCAATATGGAAATGTCTACATCGTTGACGGTGGCCTAGGTATCGGAATTGGGGATGGTGAGAATGACGATGTCCCCGACTCAAAACTATATGTCACTGGCAATGCCCACTTTACTTCAAATATTTCTACGGCTTCTAACGTCCTCGTCACTGGTGATGCTGGAGCCACTTCAAAGACGACAGGTGCCCTCCAAGTGACCGGTGGTGTGGGTATAGGAGAAAATATATTCGTTGGTGGAACTGGTAAGATTGAAAATGATACAGATGCTTCCTCAACTACAACCGGTGCTTTACAAGTTTTAGGTGGTCTGGGGGTTGTTAAGAGTATACACGCCGCCGATACAACATTTGAAAGTGTCAACATCACAGATAACACAAATTCTACCGATAAAGATACGGGTGCTCTCATAGTTCAAAGTGGTGGTGCCGGTATTGAACTAAACCTAAACGTCGGTGGAGTAACCAAGGTTTGGGATGGAACTGACGCGACCACAACTACAAGTGGTGCGGTACAGGTTGTGGGTGGACTTGGTGTTGCGAAAACATTATTTGCAGCAGATGTGTCATCGGGAAGTGTTATCGTAACAGATAACACTACATCTACAACTACGACCTCAGGTGCTCTAAAGGTTGCTGGTGGTGTGGGTATAGTAGAAAACCTAAATGTTGGGGGAGTAACCAAGGTTTGGGACGGTACAAATGCAACTAATACAACTACAGGTGCTTTAAAGGTTGTAGGTGGTCTAGGAGTTGCCAAGACTATCTTTGCAGCGGACCTGTCATCCGGAAGTGTTATCGTAACAGATAACACTACATCTGATAGTGCAACTACAGGTGCCCTCAAGGTTACGGGTGGTGTAAGTACACAAGAAAACCTAAACGTTGGTGGTACGGGTAAGATTTGGGACGGTACAAATGCTACTACGACAACATCTGGAGCCCTACAGGTTGTGGGTGGTCTAGGAGTTGCCAAGACCATCTTTGCGGCGGATCTGTCATCTGGAAGTGTTATTGTAACGGATACTACTACATCTGATAGTGCAACTACGGGTGCTCTAAAGGTTGCCGGTGGTATCAGTACCCAAGAAAACCTAAATGTTGGAGGAGTAACCAAGGTTTGGGACGGTACAAATGCAACTGATACAACTACAGGTGCCTTACAAGTTGTAGGTGGTCTAGGAGTTGCTAAGACCATCTTCGCGGCGGATCTGTCATCTGGGAGTGTTATAGTCTCCGATGGTACAACATCTACAACAAAAGATACAGGTGCTTTAATAGTTACAACAGGTGGTGTGGGCGTAGAAGAAAACCTAAACGTCGGTGGAGTAACCAAGGTTTGGGACGGTACAAATGCAACTGATACAACTACGGGTGCCTTACAGGTTGTGGGTGGTCTAGGGGTTGCCAAGACTATCTTTGCGGCTGACATGTCATCTGGAAGTGTTGATGTCACGGATACGACCGAAGCCACAGACACGTTGACAGGTACTCTCACAGTTGCTGGTGGTATAAGTACACAGACGAATGTCCACGCAGCCAATGTGTACATATCAGGAGGTCTCATCACAAACACAGCGGGGGTCACAAAGAAGACCTACTCCCAAACTGGTACAATAACAACTGAGACTACTCCAGGTATCGCCATCGTATTTTCGGATCACGCCTTTTCCGCTAAAATCACAGCCCAACTCATTGAGTCCGATATAGAAATCAGTACCCTCTTCATTGATGTCACAGGTGGTAGAAGGGGGGGTGCCTCTACGAGTACCCTCAATATCGCTAAGGGACCTCTCTCCATTTTCGGTGATGCCACATCAAACCCCTGGAGTACAACGGTCGGTGCAACCACAACAACGGTCACCCTGACCCCCTCTACAAACTTAGATGGTGAGGGACACTACAATATCTTCGTGGAATATGTTTCTGCAGACACAGGTGGGAGTGTTTCAACCATCGGTGGAACTTCTACTGGATATTAAATCCCTTTTAGGAGCGTCCCAGCCTCCTAAAAAAATTGTCCGGTACTTATAAATGGCACAGACGAATGTCCAAGCCTTTTCAGGAGATGTTGCGATTTCCTCAAACTTGGCGGTGGATACGAACACCCTCTTCGTGGACTCAGTGGGGAATAAAGTCGGCATCGGGACGACGAATCCAACTGGTAATTTACAAATTACGTCTGATCTCGCTAATGCAGACGACCCAATAAACCCAGTTGCACAACTCGTACTCCATTCCAGTCTCACTGGTTTAGATGATATGGGAGATATCGGTGCGAGTTTAGTTTTTACACAACGATGGTCTGACGGGGATCCGAACTCTCAAGGCACCATGGGTAGTATACATGGTTTTAAGGATAACACCGCAGGTAATTATGGTGGTGGTTTATTATTTAAAACACAACCAGCAGATGATATTCCCCCAGTTGCGAGAATGGTAATAGACCGCGACGGCAACGTCGGCATCGGGACGGCGGATCCAGGTCAGAAATTGGATGTGGTTGGGAATATTCAACTCTCATTGGGGTCATCATCTTTAGGATACAGTATCACTGACGCTTTTACATACGATGGAGATTCCATGCCAAATTATGGCGTGAAGTGGAGAGAGCATTCAGCATATACAGGAGCAGCAGCGATGCAACTTTCAGGTTATCATGGTTTCAGATTCTTCACGCAGGGAACGGAGAAAGTTACCATCCTACCTAACGGCAACGTCGGCATCGGGGGGACAAATATAAAATCAAAACTTCATATTACTCATGTCGGACCCGATTATACCTCTAGTATCACAAACGATAGACTGCGTATCATGAACCGACACCAACCAGATATACCAGACGAAAATTCTGGTAATGAATATGGATTTCAGATGGCCGTTAGTGGTACAGGTAATAGTACAATACAGACTATTTCTTATACTAACAGCACGGGTACGGTAGCAGCCGGATATAATCTCCAACTTCAACCCAACGGTGGCAACGTCGGCATCGGGACGGTGACTCCGGGTGTAGCCCTTGATGTGAATGGTACTATTCGTACTAATAGTACTCTTTATGGTGTCAATGTTAGCGTCGGTTCTTACTTTCGTAACGCTGATTTTAGGGACATTACATTTAGTCCCAGCTATATAGGGGCAGGACAATTTAAGGTTGGATTTGATGATTTTGGTGGCTATGTTGACGTGATTGGACTCAATACGTACACTGACAGTAGTGGTGGTGGGGCTAACGCTATTATGTTTTATAAAAACAGTATTTTGGCTAGACAATATCAACTAACCTCTACTTCAACTAGTGAATTCTCAACGTATAAAACGTTTGACATGACAGCACCTTCGGATGATCGTCTCAAAGACAATGAGGAGTATATAAGAAACGCTACCGATACGCTCATGAAATTAAAACCTCAAATTTATGATTTAAAACTCACGTTAACCAGTGATGTATATGAACGCGCCGCGGGTGTAATAGTACAGGATGTGTGGTACGATACTCCAGAACTTCGGTTCCTGGTGAAACCTGGTTATTTGTCTCAGATACCCAAAGAGGCACCCAAAAGATCCGACGATCCTAGGGACGACCCCGATTATTCCAAATGGGGTGAAGAACATGCTGAACTCGATTATGATTATTTCATTCCGTATATAATCAAAAGTATTCAGGAAGTAGTTACTGAATTGCCAAGGTCAAAAACTCAGGTAAGTGATATCATACCCTCCAATGTAGACTATTATAGAGGAATGCTTGTAAGTGCCGATACGAATGAATTTAAAAATAATGTACCAAAACTCTCTTTAACAAAACAATCACTCGATAAGAAATGTTATGGTGTTGTATCGAGTTCGAATACATATTCAATCGATAATGAAATTCTCATCGATACCAAAGGACCCGGTAAAGTGTGGGTAATTAATCATAGTAACATAGAATCGGGTGATTATCTAACATCCTCAAACGTACATGGATACGCTATGAAACAGGAGGATGATGTATTACACAATTATACGGTCGCTAAAACTACCATGGATTGTGATTTCAATACAAGGGATATAATAATAAAACGTGTGAAACAAGAACTCAAAGATGTCACGTATTATGTAAAGGAAACATTATCGGAGATTACGAAAGAAAAATATGATACGATAGAAGACGTGTATTATAAAAAAAGTCAAGAACGTTCCATATATGTGAAAACCGAGTATGAATCTGTGGATGAAACTGCTATATACGACAAATTAGAATATTCCAGTATAAATGATGGTACAGTAGTATCGGTTGATGAATGGAATGTATTAGAATCCAACGTGCAAAGTACATACACACCACGGTATTTAAAAGAAGAAATTAAAAAGATATTGACTGAGGAATACTCCACTTTGGATGAGACGAAAAAATCAGAGTATGAATCTACTACAGAGATTGTCTATTACCATAAATACCCCCAAGATTCCAAGAATCCTTTACCAGAGTATACTATAGAAGAAGTGCGCCAAGAATATGTGAACGTCCTCGACGAGCACGGGCAAATCCAATGGGAGGACACTGACAAAACAGAGACGGTGTACAATATCAGGTACCTCGACGCGAACGGTGTCATCACAGATGAAGCGAACACCGTTCATACAGCGGCCTTTGTGGGGTGTACATACCATTGTGGCTAGTCCCGACTTTATAGAAATTTCCTAGTATACGAATTTTACTACTTAAAAAATAACATCTTAATATATTAAAATAATAGGTGTCATCATCAACGAAACGATTACACTCAACAATGGACTCACTGTTACTAACCCGTATGCTTCAGTGGGTGGGAATGGTATCAAGGTGGAAAAAAGGGTGCAGGAGAACAGTAGTTACGAGACTAATCCCGAAACAGCGGAGACCACGACCACGACCACTACCAAGTACATCATCCAAGGTCTCTTCACCATGTGGGTGAGCCAGGCGCTACGTGTGGGTGGTTCTGGAGACATTGGGGGTATCCAGGTCGAAGTTGAATCCGAGACACCTGTCACAGGAAGCGTCTATGAACTCCTCTATAATAAACTTAAAACTATGAAGACCTGCATAGATGCTATCTAAGTCCCTTTTCCCCACCATTTCTTCCAAATTGTATCCCAGTTTGTAAGTCTTCGAAGCTTAAAAATAAAGTCTCACTATATTATAAAATGTCTGGTGGTATTGCCCAACTCGTCGCCGTCGGAGCCCAGGATGTGCACCTTGTCGGTCAGCCCGAAATCAGCTTTTTTCGCTCTACCTACAAGCGTCATACTAATTTCTCTCAAACCGTGGAACGTCAAGTGATCCAGGGTAACGTCTCCAACAACGGTATGTCTACCGTGCGCTTCGAGCGTAAGGGTGACCTTCTCAACTATGTTTACTTTGTTCCTAACAATGGTTTCAAGACCCAAGCCGTATCGGATTGGACTACGATGATTTCCAAGGTTGAACTTCTTATCGGTGGTCAGGTGATTGATGAGCAGGACTCTATCTACACCACTCTCATCGCCCCCACCCTTTCGGCGACCTCTTCCTCCAAGTCCGTCGCGGGTGGTCTCTACACTGGTGCCGCCTCCGAGAGCTTCTACCCTCTCCGTTTCGCTTTCTGTGAGAACTGGCAGACTGCCCTTCCACTCATTGCCCTCCAGTACCACGATGTGGAGGTTCGCATCACTTGGGGTTCTGCGGCGGCTGATTCCAGTATGAAGTGGGATATCTACGCGAACTACGCGTTTCTTGACACCAACGAGCGTGATTACTTCGCCTCTACCCCCCAAAACATGATCATCACCCAGGTGCAGAAGGCCACAGCCTCTCGTGCCAAGATCCAGGAGCTCAACTTCAACCATCCCATCAAGTACCTCGCGGCTGCTAACGCCTCTGGTGTTAATATCCTCAAGGACGATGGTACCTACGATAATAAGGTTAAGCTTCAGATCAACGGCACCGATGTTGCTGACTATAAGTTTGCCAACCCCAACTTCAACACTGTACCCCTCTACTACCACACCACACACGCCGGTTCTGCGGTCGCTTCTCCCACTGTTGAGAAACTCTTCGTGTACCCATTCTGCCTTGAGACTGGTAAGATTCAGCCCACAGGTACCCTCAATTTCAGTCGCCTCGATACCGCTCGTATCGTGAACGATCGTATGGATTCCAATGATGACATCTACGCGGTCAACTACAATGTCCTCCGCATCGAGAATGGCATGGGCGGGCTTTTATATTCTAACTAAATAATAACACACACATGTGGAAACTCATTTTCCTCATCGCCATCGTATTTGTATTGACGTATGATCCTAAATCCAGGACACTCGAGAAGTTTGTTGGTCAGCCTACAGCGCCAACCCAGAAGTCTTGTGAAGATACGCATTACCAATCCGTCCAATTTGCCCGGAGCCCCTACGAATGTCCAACTCCAGGAAGAACACAAATGGGTGTAATTACTTAAAAAGAAGACCTCTATTTAATGTATAATGATTCAAATGGACCGTGAAACCCTCATGATGGTAGCTACTATTGTAGCTATCGCTGGTGTTATCTTCCTATTCAGGGAGATGAACAAACAGAAGCAAGATGTTGATAACCTCAAGAACTTCTCGGCCCAGCTCATCCAAAAGTTGAGCACCCCCCAAGTGTCCATGCCCATGCCCACACCCCAAGTTGATACCGTAGAGGAAGAGGAGGTTACTGAAGAAAATAAGGCGGAATAAACATGTAAGGTTATTATAACTTGCGAATGCGCAATGAAAAAATACAAAGCTATAGCTATACCCGTCAGTTTTGTTGACGAAAAACCCCGATTCCTAACGGTTAGGGATCGGAGATTTAAGGAATGGATATTTGTCACAGGAGGATGTAGGAGAAGGGAGATTTTCAACCCCATCCGATGCGCTTTAAGGGAATTAGAGGAGGAGACTCGTGGTGTGGTCTCATTAAAAAGTGGGGAATACACTGAATTTAGGTTTACAGTGAAGGAGAGTCCTACAGTGGATTTGGAATACAATGTATTTGTATTCTTTGTGGACTACACTAGAAGTCAGCAAAACTTCTTAGTTAAGAAGTTTTATGATGAGAAGCAGAAGATGAATCTGAGAAAGATTCAGAAGTTACCCATAAAGAAGACGTATGACGAAAATGATTATATGAGTTTTGACACTCTAGAAGAGTTTAACACACGTAAACAGTGGAATCTCATAATTGAAAATGTTGTGAGGAATCCACAATTTTATTCATGTGTGAGTTCCCACAATAGAAAAACCTTTTCTATTAAGTAGAATGAAGTCCAAGGCTTACATTTTAATACAGATTGGAGATCTCCTCATGAAGAATAGGGGTCTCTGTGATGAAGAAGTTGAACAGTGGATGAAGGAGAATGAAGGTAAAACTGTATGTGAACTTTTAACTCTAAAAAAAGAACTCTCTCAAAGCCAGGAGTACCAAGATGTCTCTTGTGTGCGATGGTTTAGAGAAGAGACGCAATAACAAGGTATGTTTAAAAAGTGGTGCAATCAAAATAATTTTAACAATGCAACCAATCTATCGCATGTGCTCATGGACGGAGGTGTCCTTTCCGTGCCATTCGATAAATTGAATGACTTCTATGAGAAGTATATAGAAGCTGTCAAGAAGGGTGAGAAACTCTTCGTCGTGGAACAGAAGACGGAGATGTACAATTTCTTCGTTGATATTGACTATAAGGATGAGAGAGCCCTAACCCTAGAGGAGATTCAAGGCATCTGTAAAGTCATCTGTGATAAAGTGAAACGCCACGGTGGTAAAGAGTGTCTCATCTCTATTTCACCTCCTAAAAAGGCGGGTACCCTCATAAAAACTGGTGTACACCTCAACTGGCCAGGGTATGTCGTTGATCAGGCTTCGGCCCTCGCGTTAAGGGAGCATATTCTCGTGGCACTCTCAAAAGCGAAGGGGTCTGTAGATTGGAATGAGATTGTGGATTTAGCTGTGTATGGTGACATTAGGAGGAAGTCAAAGGGGAGTGGATTTCGTATGCCATGGTCCCACAAGATGGCTAAGCATCAACAGTGTAGTGGTCGGGGTTGTGAAGAGTGCGGTGGTACAGGTAAAATTGTCCAGGTTGCTTATCTCCCCGTTTTCATGTATAAACATGGACCTTTGAGTACCCTTCTCAAGATTGATCAGCAACCGAATATTGATATCCTCAAGATGTCTGCTGTACGAACAAATGAGCCTCAACACATAACTGTGGAACCCCCTTCTAAAGTTATCAAGGAGGGTACATTTACAGATACACAGACAAAGGATGAGGTTCAAAATGATGAACTCAGGGGTCATATAGAGGAATTCATCCAGAAGAATATGGAGGGGCAGTGTATATCTGTGGTGACAAAGATATTCAAACATAAGGAGACGTACCTCGTTTCAACCAATTCCAAATACTGTGAAAACCTAAAGAGACCTCATAGTTCAAACCATGTATGGTTTCATATCAGTGGTTCTGTGATTGCCCAAAAATGTTTCTGTAGATGCGAGACTATTAGGGGTAGGAGGGATGGTTTCTGTAAAGATTTCTATGGTCGTAAACACCAACTACCCCTCAAAATAGTTGAGCGACTCTATCCCAAGAAGGAAGACCTCCATAAATGTCCAGAAATCAAAAAGTTTGAAGAAAAGCCTCAAATCAAACAAACTGATGTGAAGAAACCATTAGAGTCATTCATGCACAGATGTATGAAATGCCCAGAAGACACACGTGTCGTGAGTATTACGAGACAAAAAAATGTACTATCGGTTTTGACGACTACCACGTATTGTGAAACTATTAAAGGTGACCACGAGGGATGCACGATGTCGTATGTTATCAAGGGAACCAGGATAACTCAAAAATGCCCCGTTTGTAAAAAGAGTACGGCGAGAACCCATGAGTTGAGTGGCAGTGTCAAACAGGCGCTCAAACCAAATTGAATATATCATTTCATCAAAAGATACTTAAAAAGTAAGAGTCTTTATCTAAATAATGGTACAAACACGTACGCGTACACGTAGGAATATAAAGAAGCCAGATTTTTATACACCTGAAGAGTCTGTTTTAGAAGATGATTACACTCCAGAAGAGTATGATTCTGATATAGATTCCGAAATATGTACAGATGATGAAATTTCTTCAGACGAAGAGAGTGACGACGACGATGATGATGATGAGAGTCTCAAGGATTTCATCGTAGATGACGATGAAGAAAGTGAGGAAGAAGACACTTAAAAAAAACAACGTCTATATAAAAAATGGAGACTGACATAGGAAATCCAATTGATTATGACCCAATAAATGATCCACTTAATACTAATCATGAGAAAAATGAAGATAGTACACCTATAAATGATACCATGGTCAACGACCAATCATACTATGTTCACCCTTCGGAAATGATGTATCCCCCACAGCAACAATACCAAGAACCTGGGAAGAGTGATTTTTTATCTAACGTTGACAAGTCTACTTGGATTATCGCTTTTGCTGTGTTCCTATTAGGGTTTTTTATGGGTAAAACTATGCAACCCGTCATTCTTAGGTACTCCTAATCTCGTTTAAACGTCTCTGTAATTTTTGTTCCCTCGTTTCATCTGGAACTTCTATTTTACCACCCTCATGAGGGAAACCACTGATCCAATTGTCATCAGTTGAATATGGTATAAATGTTCCGATGTCACCATATGTAGGTTGTATTTCACCTGTTATATCGCGATCCATAACTTGAGTAGGATACCTCGGCATTATGAATGCATCCCTAGTATCCTCTATAAAACCCTTTGCTGTGCTCACTTTGTTTTTTGAATTGAAATCAATATTGAATTTTAAATACGGTTCAAAAAACAAAACGAAGAATATACTCGTTAAAATGATAGTAACAACTATTTTCCACATTTTTGTTTACTGTATGTGGATATTTTTTTAATTATGCGGAAGAAACCTCGGGTTCGCCCTCCTCCTCTGACTCCTTGATGGCTCCGTTAGTAGAAGTCTCATCCTCGTGCTTCTTACGTCGCTCCTCAATCTCCTTCGCGACAATCTCGTCAGCTTCCCTCACAAGTTCCTCCATTTGGGCATCGGGCTTCTCCTTCTTGAGACGCTCAATGATATCAGCTGGGTGACTGAGAGGTGCTTCATCTGGTTTAGTATAAAACTTAGAGTTCTCATCACCTGGTTTGAGGAAGCTCTTGGACTCCATCATATCCCTCTTACGCTCGTTAAACATGCGAGTAGCCTCAGATTGATTTTCCTTGTAACCAGTCATGATCTCCTCAAGCTTCTCGTTAGTGTAGTGTACATCCTCAATCTTCGTGGGATCGGGAGGGATGAGAAGCCACTTGTACATGTCAACGACATAGATATCAAAGGTACTGTCCTCCTTCTGAAGACGCTTCGCGTGGGAGGCAGCTTCATCACGAGAGGCGAAAGCGCCGCGAATCTTGATACCAAACTTATCATTCTTCTGGGGAGCCTCGGGTCCTACGACGGAAAGGCATGCATAGAGCTGTCCGGGGACGGTAGTGTAATCCTGCTCGAGAGACATATTATATACTATACAGTGTCCAAAACTTTAAGCCAGCTTAAAAGAATTATGTCAATAAATAATAATGAGAACTTTTTGGGATAAACAACCGGTTCCACAAGAAGGTGTCAACTACAAAAAGGGGCGAGAGATTGAAAAGGATAAGAAGATTGTGACAGAACCCATAAAGCTTCCCGATGGATTTTCATGGAAAGTGTGTTCCGTTGAAGAAGCCCACCCACTTCTTACTCATTATTATTTAGCGAATGAGAGTAATATTCTCAGGTATTCTCTAGAAACCCTGAAGTGGGCAGCCGAGTCACAAGGTTACGAAAATAGAGGTATTGTTCATGATGAGACACAAGAACTCATTGGGTTCATCTCCAGTGTTCCAAACAAGGTGCGTGTTTGTGAAGACATACTAAACATGGTTCAGATCAATTTTCTTTGTGTCTGTGATGATTTCAGAACTATGGGTTTTGCACCACTTTTGATAGGTGAGATGAAACGAATCGCTAATACGAAGGGTGTATGGCAGGCTGTATACACTGCTGTGACTAAAATACCAACACCCCTTGTGAAATCAACATATTGGCATCGCATCCTCAATGTTAAGAAACTTTCGGATATCGGATTCTACAAGGTTGCAAACAAAACTAAACAGAAGTATCTTGAAGTTCGTGGTACTTCTCAATTTAGGAAAATGCACATAGGCGACATCCCGAGGGTCACCAAGATATTACAAAATCATTTCAAAAAGTTTAAGATTGCTCCAGTGATTGACAAAACGTGGGTAAAGCATTGGATACTTCCCGCCAACTCATACATAAATGATTCAGATGATACCTTCATTTCATTCTATGACATACCGAATGAACGGAAAGATGGCACGTCTATAATTTATCAGGCGTATTCATTCTACATAGTCGGTGACGTGTTCAATGATGCATTCCTCATCGCCAAAAATTTGGGTTACGATTTGTTTACTACTTTAGATATTGGTAAGGATGTACCAAATCTAGAGAAGCAGAAGTTTCTTCCAGGAAGTTCTAGTGTTCATTATTACTTGTTTAATTGGTTACCTTCATCCACGATTTCACTGGAAGATGTGGAAGTCAAGTTACCTTGAGACTCTAATCTACTCTTAATAAGTTTTACATATTCTTCATTTATCTCAACACCCACAAAAGGGAGTCCAAGTTTCTTAGCAGCTACACATTCACTTCCAGATCCCGCGAATGGAACAAGAACAAACCCATTCTCTGGATCTTGTTTGCAAGACTTTAGGAGTTTCTCACATAATTCCAAGGGTTTTTGGGTTGGGTGATCCACCCTTTCACCTTTACCACCACCACCTGCTAATGTGGAAATTTTGATGACATCCCGAGGTAGAGCACCCGCGGGGTGTGCCGTGTATGTAGTCGTCGTTTCACCATTTGAGTACCTACCCTTTGTAGCTGGTCTTTTCTTACCCGCTGCACCCTTTACAAATCCATCTGTGTAGGGCTCCCGTACATCATCTCGGTGAAACACTTTGTTATCTTTCCATAACACTATGATACTCTCGTGGGATCTCTGCCAGAAATTGAGTTTGGGAACAGTCTTATTTGTGTAATGCCACACAAGCCATCGCCGGTTTACATTTTGAGGGATACGGGCAAGAATGAGAGCTAAGATTTCACTGAATCCATATATGAACATAGTTCCGTCCTTTCTCAGAACTCGGAGGCACCCCTCAATCCATTCGTCACACCATGGAAGATACTCATCCATCGGTTGTTTATCACTTTTATTTCCAAAGTCTTTCCCAATATTATATGGAGGATCAGCGATGACAATTTGAGCACTTTCGTCATCTAGACTCCTAAGTACTTTCAAAATGTCATCATTTATAATCTTCTCCATTGTAAATCATTTGTCTTAAAGTTTTAAGTGTATTTGAATACATGAAGGAATCACTCGTCGAGGTTTCTACGTGGATCAATAATTTATGTCATGTTCACCTCTATATAGGAGTTCAGCCGACACTTGAATCTTTTTTATGGAATGAAGAGAATATGAATAACCTTGTTATGATGATTAAGAAAAATATTAAAACATATCATACAGTGTTACGTCAGCCAGTTGCGGGTACTATTTGGGAAGAGATTTTGGCAAACTCATTTAGTGACATTGGTTACGCTACGACATGGAAGCCTAACAACTCTCACAAGATCGGTGAAGATATGAGAATTGTAGACTTCACCGACTCTCGTATTTCTTGTAAATCTGGAATTCGCAAAAATAATCGGACCCACAATTTAGGTCCATGTGTGGAATACAATGGATCTCGTACAACAAGTTTCAAAACTTTGGAAGAAAAGTTGGAACATTTGAGTAAAAGTCATTGTGATTATCAAATCATGTTATCAAAAAACGCTAGGTTTGATGGGAAATACAAACTTATTATTATCCGATCAGATATGTATAACGTCAAAGACTTGGAATGGGAACCTAATAAAAACGGTAACCCCAGTGATTATGTGAGTAAAGTTGGTGGGTCCTTTCATGGCTAAAATAACCGGTTCAATGAGTGGACAACTGTGGGTAACGGTACCCCTCAAAAGAGTTAGTCATATGTTTGATATCCAAACCTAAGTAAAAGAAATGAATATCAAAAAATATAAGATGGAGGAAATCCGAAAAAACCACAACAATGCCAAGAGGGATCTGATCCAATCTGTCACTAGAGATGGAGATCAGATCCTAGACGTTGGTTGTGGGTTTGGTGGGGATCTACAGAAATGGCACAAGTGTGGGGCAAATATGAGTATGTGTGATCCGGAACCAGAAGCTCTCGTGGAGGCCAAGTCACGCGCTAAAAATATGCATATGAGGGTGAACTTCTATGAGGGTGACATTCACAAATGTCCCAATAGGAAGTATGATATCCTATGCTACAACTTTTCACTTCATTACATTTTCCAAGCGAAGGAAAAGTTTTTCACATCAATTAGAGAAATCAAAAAGAGAATGAAACCTGGTGCGCGTCTCATTGGGATCATTCCAGATTCTGAGAAGATTGTGTTTAGAACACCCCTCAATGATGATATGGGTAATTTCTTCCTAATGAAGGACCACGGAAATGGAGGTTTTGGTGAGAAGTTGTTTGTAAACCTGGTGGACACACCTTTCTATGCAGACGGACCACGTGCAGAACCGGTTGCGTACAAAGACCTCCTCGTAACGCATCTGGAAGAGTTGGGATTTAAATTAGAGTTGTGGGAGGGTTTGACGGGTAACCCAATTTCAGAACTGTATAGTAAATTTATATTTGTATATAAGAGATGATCACGTTACTTATACTCCTCATTATCAATGCGTATATACTCGCCATCACCCAAGAACCACAGGACTCGTTGAGGTCAAAGAGAAGTATGAAATTCTCAGAAGCACATCATTGACACGGATCACCAAAGTTCATATGTACAAGACCCGT